TTCTGTGCAAGCCAGAGTCTATGCGGGTTTGATGGTGGATCGTGGATTTCGGATCGCTTCTAGAAAAATGAGCAAAAAGCGATTTTTATGCGCACAAAACCGGATCAATTTGAGCAGAAAAGCGATCCAATTAAGCAGCATTTAAAAACGTTTAAACAGCAATTATTGTGCATGTAACATACCTCCTTTTTTGGGGAGGTTTGCTGTTCAGATGACATTAGATGATTAGTCAAGGACAGTGCGCCCTCAGCCACAAGGGCGCATGATTACGCTGTTTTCTTTACGGTCAGCGTTTCAGGCTCAGCGGTATGACCACTTTCCGCCGCCCGACTCCGTGCACGACGTTCGATGCCTCGCAAAATCTCTCTGTCGGTCTCTTCGTTACCAGCTAATGCCATGCATACAGCGTCTTTAAGCGACTCCCTAATGGGAAGCGCCCTGATAGCTTCTTCCGTATCCTCTGGCTGCACTTGAAGCTGTTGTAGTACACCTTTAACACCTATGCTACAAAGTGTATTAATCAAGCGTTCCCTATCACATGGCTCAGCCCTTCGCAGCATTTCGCTAATGATATCGGTGCCCGCAACTGTTCCTGATTCAGTCGTAGGAGCAGAAGAAGCTGGAATCGCTGAACATGTGTTGTGAATAGGATGTGAGTTGATCTCTCCATAGACTAGCCACTCTAACGAGACGTTTTCTATTCTTGCTATTTTTGCCACTACGTTTAGACCTGGCGTTGTACCTTTCTCGAAGTAGTTATTAATCGTAGAGTATGGCAAGCCCCAAGCCTCCGTTACCTTGCGTAGACTCCTCTCTCCCACAAGCTGCCTGATCCTATCCTGGATGCTTTCTTTTCTATCATTACCAAAAGAAAGCCCATCGTCAGTTTTGTTACTCATTTTCTTTTTCATTATCATGTTGATTTAATTACGTTTTATGCAAGTTGCTTTCTTTTGACCTAAAAGTAGAAAAGAAAGCTTGTAATTTTCTATTCATGGATCAATACTTCTATCCGTAGGGATAACACGCAGGTGTTATCCGCGCGGATAACATTCGAGGATAGCTGAATGATGCATAGAAATGAAGTGATCAATCAGGACTGGCACCGCGAATACATCGTGGCAGCAGTTCATACAAAAGGTGTTACGTTGCGAGAGTTGTCGATCAGGGCTGGTCTAAAAAAAGATTCTTTAAAGAATGCGCTGTATCGCTCATGCCCTAAATATGAACGCATTATCGCTGATGCTATCGGTGTTGAACCTGAGGAAATCTGGCCAAGTCGTTATGCCAGTAAGGTTGCATGATGTTCTATTCTGCAAATGAGTTACTTGGACTACCCGGTTTGCCTGGAACGGTTCAAGGGCTTCGTTGGATGCTAAATAGAGCCACTGCGCAAAATCCAGAGTGGAAACGCAAACGGCAAGGCACTAAGGCTTTCGAGTATTACATCGAGTGCTTACCCGCTGAGGCTCAGCGGATTTTAAAAGAGAAACATGCCCAGCAAATCATGGCCGATGCTTCTGTCCCTGCCGTGGTTGTGGCCAAGCCTAGCAAGCAGGTTGCCGTGCGCCAGGAGCTGGAGATCATGAATAAATGCTCAGGGGTTGCATTGCGTTCTGTGCAGGCCCTGACGGATAAACAGCGTGCCATCGCTGATGCACGAATCCTGTTGGCCGCAGAAGTGCATAAACTGCGAGAGTACAGCGGAATGACGCGATCCGGTGCAGTTAAATATATCGTCGATGGTGTTCGTGGTGAGGCTTTGCCACCACGGATTATGGAGGCGGCAAGTTTGGCCAATGCTCGCCGTGGCTCGCGGGTTGGTATTGGTGCCAGCGCCTTGCAGGAATGGTATTCCGCATATCTGTTAGCTCAAGGGGATGCTATTCAATTACAGGCATTATTGGCTCCCGGTCATCACAAGCAGACACCATGGGAGCAAGTACCCTGGCTCGGTGAGTTTTTCATGTTTTACCGAGTATGGCAGCGCCCCTCTGTTGAGCAGGCATACCGTGGATTTGCTGACTGGTGGCGTGATGTTTATGCCAATCGTCCCGATATGATAGCCGCACTACCCTCAGTGGATGCCGTTCGGCGGGTACTACGAAAAGTACCGAAGATTGTGCGGGAGCGCTTCCGCTCTACTGGCTCGGCCTGGCGTTCGCTTAACCCCTTTGTTCGGAGAGATTGGTCAACATTACCAGTTAATGGGGTTTGGGTGGGGGATGGTCATTGCATGAAGCTGACTGCATTTGGCCCTGATAACCGCCTGGTTAGACCGGAGGCCACGTTTATTATGGATGCCGGACAACGTTTTATTGTTGGGTGGTCACTGTCGTTATCAGAAAGTGTGGTCGCTGTTGCTGATGCCCTACGACATGGTATGAGTCAACACGGCGTGCCGCTAATTTATTATTCCGATAACGGTGGTGGCGAAAAAAACAGGACGCTGGATGCGGATATTACCGGGATTTTACCCCGCTTGGGTGTTGAACATCATACGGGTATTCCGGGAAACCCCCAAGGACGTGGGATTATCGAACGGTTCAACAAGATAGTCCCGAAAGATGTCGCAATCAGCTTCCAGAGCTATTGTGCCAAAGAGGCGGATGGGGAATCCGTTAGGTTGCAACAGCGCATCGCGCAATCTGCCTTAAAAGCAACGCATAAAGGGCGTGACCTGACAAAACGCCAGGTCGAAGCGATAGGAAAAGTTCCCACCTGGGAGCAGTTATTAAGTGCCATCGAGCAGGAGGTGGCTCGGTATAACAACCGCCCACACTCCAGCCTCCCCCGGCGCGAGAATGGCGAGCATTACAGCCCAGCGGCCTATCGTAAAAAGCTACTGAAAGAGCAAGAAACGGAGATTGACTACTTATCGCCGGAAGAATTACACGAAATGTATCGACCGGAGAAAAAATGCAAGACTAACCGGGGGGAAATTCAGTTATTTAATAACATTTATTTCTCGCATGAATTAGCTAATGAATCGGGTAATTATGTCAGAGTCTGCTATGACATACATGATGCAAGCTCGGTTATTGTTCGCCGAATGGATGGCACCTTTATCTGTGATGCCATTTGGAACGGTAACAAGGTTGACGCGTTCGCCAAGCCGGTTATTGAGCGAGCCAAGGAGAAACGGGTCAAGGGCCGCATTGCGCGCGCCATGGCTACGGTTGAAGATGCACAGCGCGAGTTGCGGCCAGCCCTGGAGCACAAAACACCCGATTTCGATTTGGGATTCACACGGCAGCAATTGCCGCATGCTCAAGAAGAAGAGTTGTTTTTGTTTGCTGCTGACCGTGATGCAAAACTGAAAAAGAACGGAACGCACGATAAATAAATGAGGTTTTATTTATGGATTTAATTACGCAATTAAAAGACGTAATGGAACGTCACGCCTATTCACAGGCACAAGTCGGGCGAGCTATTGGGCGAAGCGGTGCCGTTATTAACCAGTTCTTACAGGATAAATATACGGGTGATAACGCTGATTTAGAGTCACGCATTGAGAGCTTTATCAATCGTGAGATTGAAAAGGAAAAAGCCAAGCGCATCACGGCTCGTTTCGTCGAAACCAATACTGCACGTAAGGGGCTTGAGGTACTGGCCTACGCTCACCAGGAGTGTGAGATGTGCGTGATGTATGGTGCTGCGGGGTTAGGAAAGACCATGATCCTGCGTGAATATGCCGCTCGCAATAAGGGCGTACTCCTTATCGAGGCAGACCCTGGCTATACCGCTAAAACGCTGTTGGCAGAGCTATGCCGCCAGTTAGGCATAAAGGCACGCGGTAATATTCATGAGCTGATTGATGCCTGTGTACGCGAGCTGCGCGGCTCTACCCAATTAGTGATGATTGATGAAGCTGAACTGTTGCCGTACCGCGCATTAGAGGTATTACGCCGTCTACATGATAAATCCGGTGTGGGTGTCGTTCTGGCGGGTATGCCGCGCCTGCTGATTAACCTAAAGGGGCGCGGAGGGGAGTTTGCACAGCTATATAGCCGCGTCGCGCTGGGGTTCAATCTTGGCGACACGTTATCACGCGAGGATTTTAATTTGCTGGCAACGGGCATGATGCCAGAAGCCCAGGATGAGGATATCAGTAATGCACTCTATGAGCGCTCGATGGGCAATGCTCGCCGTTTATTTAAGTTAGCGCGCGGTGTCTACCGTATCTGTGATATCAGCAGAGCTAATGTCAGTGTTAAGGCTATTGATAAGTTTGCTGAAATGTTAATCCATTAATTCAAGAGGTGATCTATGTCTGCTGTGGTTAAGTCAATCAATGATGAAGTTAATGCACTTCACAAGATTAGTAGCGGCTATTTCCTGACAGAGCGGGAGATGAGTGTAATGTCCGAGCGAGAAATGAGAGGTACTGTTTTTGTTGGGCATACGCCGGGCACAATCATCTTCAACAAATACGATTTACTTCGCGAACTGGCTGGAATTGGCGATGATGATGCTAGCGATCCATGGGATGCCGATATGCACTACATCATGATGGTGGTATACCGCTATCGCAATCGTGCAGAATTTTATTATGCATGGCAAATGGCGCGTCTGGAGGCCTCTCGTACTATCTTTGCCGTACATAAGGCAGAGGAAATGAAACTGGCAAAAACCAAATCACCCTCTAACTTATTACACTGATAAGGAGATATCCATGGCCGTCTTAAAGAGAAAAAGCAATAGCGGAATTATTTCATCCATACGCCACGCGGAGAACGCTGTGCGCCAGTTATTGGCTCAGGGCGTGGATGTGGTGGGGGTAAGCGTTAAAGGTGGTACGCCAGTCATTAGCATTAGTCGTTGCCATGTTTGTGACAAGCTAATCCAGGATGGGAAAGCCGCTTACGTTGAGTTTGGAAATGGTCATTTGGGAATGTATCGACAAGGCGTCTTTAAGTCCCATGGATGCCGCGTGGTTTGGTCTGAACGTTTGATTTAGGGAGTTCATTATGACAGTCCATCTGATAGTAACATTCCAATCACAGAGTGATAAATTTGCAACAAAAGTTGATGTTGTGGGTGTGGGTACTGAGAAACCGGAAGAGTTAAAACGTGCGATAGCTATCTCTAAAATCGTTAGCGACAACATACAAAAACTCTATGGTGGGGTTTCTGTTTTAAAAGAGGAGAACACCAACAGCATACAGTCTGTAATGGCAAATACCCATAAACCAAACAACATTCATTAATCAACACAGGAGTATTTATTATGAGTTCTTCACAAAAACAGTATACCTGCGCTGAGGTATTGCCCGGCTATTGGATTGATGGGCGTGGCGTTCTGACACCTGATGCACAGGTTAAACCCATCGATAAAGATCGTGATGCCCTCGTCGGAGAGATCGTCGAAAAGGCTATCTCGCTAAATTCGGCGCTAGCCGAGTTCAAAGGGTCGGTGTTTGGCGATATTCAGGCTCATATCGATCTCGCCGCTGAAAAATATGGCGTTATCAAAGGCGGCAAGAAAGGCAATGTGACGCTGTATACCTATGATGGCCGCTACAAGGTGCAGCGTGCCATTCAAGAGCGTATCGCCTTTGACGAGCGTTTACAGGCGGCCAAATCACTCGTTGATGCTTGTTTAATGGATTGGACAGAGGGGTCTCGACCTGAGATTCGCGCGCTGATTGATGAAGCGTTCCAAGTGGATAAAGAGGGAGAAGTCAGCACTGGTCGCATCTTGCGCCTACTGCGCCTCGATATCGAGGATAGCCGCTGGCAGAGTGCCATGGAAGCGGTAAAGGATGCCATTAAAGTCGTCGGCAGTAAGCAGTATATCCGGGTATTTGAGCGCGTCGGTGATAGCGATCAATACCGTCCGATCTCTCTGGATTTAGCGGCGGTGTAATGATGAAAATCAAAGAGAGCGAGGCAAAAAACACCTATGCCGCTTATGCGTTGGGGGCAACTCGTGCCGAATGGCGTAAGGATTACCAGACGGCAGCGCCGTTATGGGAAAAGGCGGCAGCGAGTCCAGCCAGCGCCCTGCGTCGTGAATGGGCCGTCTTGCGTGCTGAGTTCTGCCACAACGCAGCGCAACGTAAATGGGGAAAGCGTCATGAAAGCAAGTGAGTTTAATAAACAATACCCGATAGGCTCCGTATTTATTTACCAACCCAATCGGGTGTTGCGTGGTGGGCGGGTCGTTCGTACCGTGGACAAGGCGCGTGATTTGCCTACAAGTACAGCGGTTGAAATTAACGTTGAGCCTTATTTCGTTAATGTTAATTCGTTAATCCATACGCACTAATTAAATCAGTTTTAACTCTCTATTAAACATGGCGTAAACCCGCCGGGGTGGGCTTACGCCAAAATCAGGAGTTTATAAAAAATGAATAAAGAAAAGTACCTCCAAAAAATTAAGAAACTGCTCAATAAGGCACGTAATAACTCCAGTGAGCATGAAGCGGCTGCGGCGCTTCGTATGGCGCAGAAGTTGATGCGCGAGCATGGCGTTGGCGCGACTGATGTTGAACTGATGGATATTACCACCGCCAATAGTAAGGGAGCACCGAGTGATGCGGTGAAGTTCCCGAATTATGTTGCGCTCCTGGCCAATGCCATTTTTGATGCGTTCGGTATTGAGGGCGTGATCTCCTGGCGTTATACCGCCAGCGGCCAGCCTAAACGCATCATCAAATTCTACGGCCCCAATGAACGGCCAGAAGTGGCGGCTTATGCGTTTGACGTACTCTCGCGTCAGTTGTGTCGGGCACGTGCTGAGTTCATTAGCGGAATGCGCAAGAACATCAAATCTGCAACCAAAACAGCACGCGCTGATGCGTATTGCGAGGCCTGGGTTGTAGGTGTGCGAGACAGTCTTACTGCGTTCGCCTGCACGGAGGCAGAAAAAACGCTCATGGCGGCATATAAGGCACGTTACTTCGCCAGCGCCCCGGAGGCCTCTGGACGGGCCGTTAAAAAGGCTAAGGGCGTTGATGATGCGTTCTATGCCGGTTATTTCGATGGACGCCAGGTCGAATTGCATCAGGGCGTTGGTAGTGCTGGGCGAGCTGCATCCCCTGCCCAGATTGGGAGGGCATGAAAATGATGTCGTCGGCAAGGGGCATGGCCAAACAGAAAGGGGAAAAGGTTTATCAGGGAAAAGCCTGTACCAGGGGGCATTCTGGCGTGCGTTATACGAGGAGCGGGAAATGCGTGGACTGTACGCATGAAAACAATCAGGCGCTAGCCAAGGCTCGATGTCGGGAGCGTATCTGGAGCCAGCGACCGGTGATGGTTTTCGGTGATCCGGCTCGTGTGTGTCAGGGGGTGATGTGATGAAAATCTGTATGAAGGGGAGCGGAAAATGAGCGTGGTTTATATTGCTGGCCCCATGTCCGGGATCAAAGACTTTAACCGCCCAGCGTTTCATGAAGTGGCGCAGGCATTACGCGCCGAAGGCCATACCGTTCTTAACCCCGCTGAGTTGCCCGATGGGCTAACCGAGGCGCAGTACATGCAGATCGGCCTCGCCATGTTGCAATGTGCTGATGTGATTTATCTGTTGAAGGATTGGCTGCACTCAAGCGGAGCCAGAGCAGAAAAGGCACTGGCGGAAAAACTGGGGTTAGAGATGTACTTCCAGGTGGTTTATCCCTCTCGTTCCTGCATCCCTGGTTTCATGCGGCAGGCAAATCACGCTATCAGGGGGAATGATGATTAACGCTATCCGGTACTTTTTCTGGCGTCGTTCGTTCATGGCGTCCGTCGCTATAAGCCAGGGGCAATTGGCGGCTGAACTAGCAATTTCATATTGGCCGTACCGTCCAACCGAGGGTGATTTTTATTGGCGTAGCTATACCCCAAAAGGGGCGGCTAACTGGATGATTTCTAACTTTAGTGGACTAAGTTATGACTGAGTTAATCTACGCAATCAAGGATATGCCCCTATGAAGCGGCCATGGTTAACGCAAGAAGAGCAGACACTTACACGCCTCTACCGCGAGGGAAAGAAAGTGGAAGAGATCGCGGCTACGCTGAGGCGAACTCTATCATCTGTATGGGCGAAAATTAGTTCGATGGGGTTGGTATCTCGCGCCCCTCGTACTGATCCGTGGGATATTGAGATGGTTCATGCGTTACGTGCAGAGGGGCTATCTGCCCCGACTATCGCTGAAAAGCTGGAACTCAAATGCACCACGGTTCGGTACATCATTCAGCGCAAAAAACCGGAGGTATGTCATGGCTAAATCTGCCGCTGAACGTAAACGCGAACAGCGCCAACGTGAGCGAGAGGCAGCCCAGCGGGCGGCTGTCGGTGGCAATCGCCGAATCGTGCTCACAGTCAGCGAGCATACTTACCAGCAGATTGAGGCTGCACGCCATGCCCGTCGTCCAGGTGCTGAGCCTTACGGCGTCGAGGAGTATTTCGAACTGCTGGCCGTGGAAGACACGCTGCGTTTGCAGAGGCAGATGGCAGAGCTGGCGGAGCATCAATGCCCGCTGTGCGGTGATGCATTGCCGGGTGACGTTCGTGGGTGCTTTCGTCGAGGTGAGCACGGTTGTGGCCAGGATGTGGCTAGACAGTCGTTGATGTTGAAAACGTTGTGAGGGTTGCGTGACATGTCACAAAAATAAATCGTGACGTGTCACGCTGTTTTTTTGAAATTACGGAGCCTGATTATGATGAAACGTTTAATCGGAGCCGTCAAGGCCGGACAAGCGTTCCTGGGCTGGGATGATGCCACTTATCGGGCCGTTATTGCCCGTTTAACCGGGGGTAAAACCAGCGCTAAACACTGCTCGCTAGATGAGTTGTCCGCTATCAAAGAGTACATGCACACCCAGGGATTCCCGCGTCGCGCACCGAAAAGCAAGGGGCGTCGCCCCAATGTGGCTAACCGTCGCAAGGCGAATCTGGCGAAGATTGAGGCACTGCTCGCTGATGCGGACCGCTCCTGGAACTATGTCGAGGGACTGGCGGCGCACATGTATGGCCAGCATGTGATCGAGTGGCTGGATGATGATCAGCTTTTTGGTGTGATGGTGGCACTGATCAAGGATGCGCGCCGACGCGGCCAGGACTGAGCGCCTATCGCTTAATGCTGAACCCTGAACCCTCGCAGTGATGCGGGGGTTTTCTTTTTTGCTGTACAGGTGATCAGTGCTGGTTATAATTGCACTACCCCTCTTGACCCCGAGGCAACCGTGATGACGCTCTGTGAAAACGACCTGGCGCGCTTACAGGCATTGTTGCCTGAGTCTGTCCATACGCTGATTGCTATCCTGGGATACTCTGCCACCATGCGCCTGATAACGGCGTTGGGGGGCACTACGTTGCATGCTTGCACCAGCGAGCGCCGGGCGCGCTCTGGTGGTGTCTATGCCCTATTACGCGGTGTGCTAACCGAGCAGGAGACACAGACGCTGATACACCATGTCGGTGGTGCGTCATTCTACGTTCCCCGCTGCGATAGTGCGTTGCGCGAGTTGCGTAATACCCGCTTTCTGTCTGAGGTCGCCAAAGAAAAGGCCGCAGGCCGCTCAGCCAGGCAGGCGATGGCGATATTATGCCCCCGGTATGGATTTAGTGACCGGTACGGGTGGCAACTCCTCCGGCAACGATATGACAGCCAACAGCTTCCAAGCCCCGCCCAAGCGGGGCTTTTTGATTAATAGGCTATGCAAAATTACACTTCACTTGGTGAGTATGCAGCGTATACCCGGCAGGCACGCGATGCCGCTTGCCGGCGCTATGCACTGTCGCACTACTGTTCCCATGATATACTGACGATCCGGGATACGCCGGGTGACAAGGTTGATGTCGCCCGCCTGGCGCGTCAGCTTGATGGGTAGTCAAGGCTGATGCCGAAATGCACACCGTCCTTGGCAGGGCTAACCAGGCCGCTGTACTGTGCGGCAAACCAACGCTATTAGCCGACACTCTACTTCCTCCCTCTCTGTAACGCTGAACCCCGTCAGTCCTTAACCTGATCTCCCCCTCTCTATACTGGTGCCACTTGTTTAAGGTGGTATCACCATGAATCACAACGCATCTACATTCAGTGCCTATCTCTCCGCGTTGATGACGACCGTTATTAGCCTTTTTCGCCCCGAGGAGTGGATGGTGATCGGGATCATCGTTGGTATTGTGGCAACCATCATTACAACGGCGGTTAACGCGATTTTTCGGGCCAAGCTGTACCGACTCCAGCATAAATTTTATGACCGACACGATGACGAAAACCCGCCTGGGGGTGCCCTATGAGTCTCCGTAAGGCCGCCGCTGGTGCAGTGTGCTCTGTGGCCGCTATCGCTGGTTTGGTCATTCAGTTCTACCCCAATGAGATCCGCACATCTAAAGAGGGGCTGATGTTGATTGGTAACGCGGAGGGATGTCGGCGTGACCCGTACAAATGTCCGGCTGGTCGTCTGACGGTTGGGCTAGGTAGTACGGGGCATGTCATCCCTGGCAAGCGCTATTCCAATGAGGAGATCGCCCGGCTATGGGTCTATGACATCAAGGATGCCGAGGACTGCGTTAACCGCTATTTCCAGGGTAAGCAAATGCCACAGCGTCCCTTTGAGGCGATGACCTCACTGGTTTTTAACGTGGGCTGTTATGGCGTGCGTTGGAATCGGAAAGATGTCCGCCCGACACAGATTTACCAGGAGGCTCAGGCCGGAGACTGGCGAGCGATGTGCTATCGCATCACCGATTTCTCCTACTCCGCAGGTCAACCGATTTTGCGCCCCCGACGTGAGAAGGAAAAAGCATGGTGTTTGGGACAGTAAACCGTGCCGTTCTGGTTGGTGCTGGCGTCATCGGTGCAGCCTTGTTGGGGGTTATCGCCTGGCAGGCATATGAAAACAGCCAACAGCGCGATGACATCGATGCGCGCAATACCACTATCGGTACGCTGAATGAGCAAAACCGGACATTGCGGCAACAGCGTGATCGGGCTCAGGCCACCATGGCGTTGCAAGCGTTGCAGTTTAACCGCGCAAATCAAATTTCAGAGGAGGCTCGCCGTGTACGTCAACAATCGGGCATCCGTGCCGAGCAGGTTCGCCGGGATGTTCACACGGGAATTTCAGCGCATACGTGTAGCCGTCAGTTGTTGCCTGCTGCTGATGCTGACCGGTTGCTCCACTACGTCACCGAGCTGCGTGACGACGCCCTACACCCGGATACCCGCAGAGTTGATCGCCCCGACACTGCCCTCGCTCCCACCCGGCGATTAACCTGGGGGCAGGCTGTGGAGTGGATACCCCTACTGTTGGGGGATATCGAATCATGTAACGCAGACAAAGCGGCGCTACGCCGCATTGACAAGGATAAAGCCAATGAAACAGCGCAAGCGTACTAAGTCCTATAAGCACATCACTACCCCGGCCAGTATCGCACGGGAACAGCACGCACAACTGAGTACCCGATTAGACAGGATTGACCAGCGTCTCGCGGGTATGGCTGAACCCGCATCAATGCAGGCGATCAGTGAGCAGTTAGTGCAACTCAGCGACCAGTTGGGCGACATTCAGGCAGCAACTAAAGGTGCCGCTATCAAGCATGGCGCTGTTGCGGGGGCGATGGCCGGAGGTGTCGCCGGGCTGGTTGTCTCTACGGCAGTCCTCCTGTTGCGCGCCAAGATGGGGCTGTAATGGCGTACCCACAGGACATGCGCGACAAGTTGCGCCGGGCCTACGTCTACAACCAGTGGTCGCTGGAGATTACCGCCTCACAGATAGGGGTGAGTTTTGGCACCGCCCGGCGCTGGAAAAAAGAGGCCCAAGATGCCGGCGACGATTGGGACAAGATGCGGGCCGCTAATTTGATGGCGAGCGGCGGGATGGAGGATGCAGGCCGGGCGGTGTTAATGAGTCTGGTCACGCAGTGCCAGGCCGCCACGGAGGCTATCAACGGTACGGCCAATATCCCGGCAGAAAAGCGTGTCGAGCTGCTGGCCAGCCTCGCTGATGCGTTCAACAAGGCTACCGCCGCCAGTAAGAAGATTTTGCCGGAGACGAACCGTCTGGCCATCGCGATTGAAGTGATCCAGGCGTTGGGTGAGCACATTGAGCGCAAGCATCCCAGCCAGAAAGCGGCATTTGTCGAGATTTTGGATTCATTCGCAGAGGTGATGGAAAGTGATTTCGGATAAAGAAGAATTGAAGTTGTCGCTGTACGTCTTGCGCGGCGCTGTTGCTGATGGAACCCCCGAAGAGCAGGCAGCAGTACAGGCATCTACGGAGGCCACCCGTGCTTTTATCGAAAAGCTAAAGACGGATTATCCAGATAAAGCCGGGCTGTACGGTGGAATGATCGCCGCACTGGAATGTGTTGTTAACGAAATGCCAAATAAATAAGGAGTAAAGCGTGGAGCGTATTGTTTTAACCGTAGACCAAATCAAAAACATGGCCTCGTCAGTTGGGCTGAGCGTCACCGTGCCGGGAACGCTCAACATTGAGACGCCGTACATCATCTGTCATGGCCGAGTCCCCGCATTTGAGTCTAGCGAGGGTGAGAAAATCCCCGCCTATAGCGGGTTGATTGCCTACAGCGAGGCCCTGCCTGATGGCCCGGTGATTGAGCTGGAGTGATGAAATCAGTATGCAAAAACAAGTGATTGGCAACGCAACGCTTTATTGCGGCGATGCGCTGGAGGTTTTAGCAACGCTACAGGGCGGATTTGATGCTGTTATCACTGACCCACCTTACAGTAGTGGTGGGACGCATAAGGCGGCACGCACTGAACTACCATCGATGAAATACGTCGGAAACTGTAATTATGCGGAATTCCTAGGCGATAACCGCGATCAGCGGAGTTGGTTCATGTGGTGCTCATTGTGGATGGGGATGGCGACCCGGCTTATCCGCCCTGGTGGTTATGTGATGGTTTTTAGTGATTGGCGTCAGTTGCCAACAATGACGGATGTGTTTCAAGCGGGCGGAGCTATTTGGCGAGGGCTGATTGTCTGGGATAAAGGCGCTTCAAGTCGCGCTCCTCATACCGGCTATTTTCGCCACCAGGCGGAATATGTTGTCTGGGGAAGCTGCGGGAAGCTGGGAAAGTGCTCCCATGGTGGCCCATTCCCCGGCGTTATCAACCAACGGGTGATACCGTCTGAAAAATTGCATATGACAGGAAAACCAGTGCAGGTCATGGAGGCGCTGGCGCATCCCCTCCCGCCATCTGCGCGAGTACTCGATCCATTTATGGGGAGCGGGACGACGGCATTACCTATTCTGGCGCGAGGGGGGCATTTCACCGGCATTGAAATGACAACAGAGTATTTTGACATCGCCTGTGCGCGCCTTGAAAAGGCTCAGGCTGAGCCTATCCCTGTGTAATCATCTCGTTTCTCTAATTTTGTCAGCCTCAGATAGGAACTATCGCGGCTGTGTGTAATACACAACATTAGGTGGCGATATTCATGGTGAAAAAACACAGCAAAAAAAACCTGATGGCCGAGTTGCAGGAGTACGTGGCCAACCTGCGCCAGACTATCGAAGCGGAGTGTCTGGGGTTTGACGTTGACCCTGCCGCCTGCGCCGAACGCCGTCGCCAGGTTGCCGATCCGGTATCGGGCTATGACTTCTTTGTTGCCACCTACTTTCCGCACTATATCCGCAATGCGGAGCGCAGCCAGTTGCATCACTACCTGTTCCAGCGCCTGCCGCAGGTTGTCGCCAGTTCTGTCGCCGAGAACGACGCGATCGCCGCCCCACGCGGTGAGGCTAAATCAACCCTGGTTACGCAGTTGTTTACCCTATGGTGTGTTATCCGGGGGATTAAACACTATCCGGTCATCATTATGGACAGTATCGATCAGGCGTATCCGATGCTGGAAGCCATCAAGGCTGAGCTGACCTTTAACCCGCGTTTAAAACACGATTTCCCGGCGGTTTGTGGTCAGGGGCGTGTGTGGCAGATGGGGACGGTTGTCACCGCCAATAACATCAAAATCACCGTCGCCGGCTCAGGTAAAAAGCTCCGTGGCTTGCGCCATGGCCCTTACCGTCCCGATCTCATTCTCCTGGATGATATCGAGAACGACGAGAACGTGCGTAGCCCGGAGCAACGCGACAAGCTGGATAGCTGGCTGAAAAAAACGGTCTTGCCACTCGGGGAAGCCGGCGGCAAAACCGATGTGATCTACATCGGCACCATCCTGCACTATGACTCTGTGCTCTCTCGCACGCTCAATAACCCCCTATGGCGCGCGGCGCGATTCAAGGCCATTATCCGTTGGCCGGTAAACATGTCGCTGTGGGATCGTTGGGAGGAGCTATTACGCAACCAGCAGCCCGAGGTGGCAGATCAATTCTACCGCGAGCATGAGGCGGAGATGCTAGAGGGCGCGGTGGTGTCCTGGGCGGCGCGCCCCTTGTTGGCACTGATGAAGATCCGTGTGCGTGATGGCCATGGCACCTTTGACTCGGAATACCAGAATGATCCAGTCAGTGGTGAGGATGCCATTTTTGCCGCGCCCGGCGTGCTCAAGTTTTGGAAAGAGGAAGTGCGGGAGTGGGTATTCTATGGTGCCTGCGACCCCAGCCTGGGTAAGTTCGGCAACAATCGCCGCGACCCGTCCGCCATCTTGGTCGGGGGCTTCAACCGCTTTACCGGTATCCTGGATGTGGTAGTCGCCGATATCCGCCGCCGGCTGCCGGACAAGATCATCTCAGATGTTATCGAGTATCAACGCCGCTTTGGGTGCCTGGCCTGGTCGTTTGAGTCCGTGCAGTTCCAGGAGTTTTTGCGCACTGAGCTGGTCAAGCGCTCGGCGCAATTGGGGGTGCCGGTGCCGGCTATCCCGGTGCTCCCCTCATCGGATAAGCTACTGCGCATCGAGTCTCTACAGCCCCATATCGCCAATGGCCTGATCCGTTTTAATCAGGAAACCCAATCCACGTTGTTGGATCAGTTACGTCATTTCCCCATGGCCGATCACGATGATGGCCCAGATGCCCTGCATATGCTGTGGTCGCTAGCCGTCTCTCGCGCCAGCTCTACCCAAATTCACACCCGATCACGACACAGTTACGACGGCGCACGCTTAGGCGGCGGTGCCTGGTGAGGATGTTATGCCACAGATTGTTGACCAGTTTGGTAATCCACTCAAAAAAGATGCGTTAAAAACCCGCCAGACCATCCAGATGGCCGGGACGGTGCAACGTTACCCGGAGCATCTCTCCAAGGGTATGACCATCAAAAAGCTGCCCCGCATTCTGCAACAGGCCGAGCTGGGAATGCTCAGCGCGCAGGCCAGCTTTTTCGAAGATATGCTTGAGCGTGATGGGCATGTTTTTGCCGAGATGGAGAAACGTAAAAATGCCCTGTTAACGCTTGAGCGCACTATCGTGCCACCGGAGAACGCCAGCAGCGTCGAGAAGAACGCCACCGCCGCTGTGAAAGAGTGGTTTAGCGGCATTATGGAATTGGAGGATGTGATCCTAAATGGCGCAACGGCCATCGGCCACGGCTTCAGTTGCCAGGAGATCCAGTGGGCCACGGTAGAAAAGGTGCTTATCCCGCAATACCTCCATTTACGCCCGCATCATTGGTTTAATTCATTGCCGGAAAAAGGCGATGAGCTGCGCCTGAATAGCACCAACCCGGATGGTGATGCCCTGTGGCCGTTCGGTTGGCTGATACATCGAGCCAACGCCCGCAGCGGGTTTATTGGCTCCAGTGGCCTGTTTCGCGTGCTGGTCTGGCCGTATCTGTTTAAAAACTTCGCCGTGCGAGACCTGGCCGAGTTCCTGGAGATTTACGGCCTGCCGGCACGTATCGCCTACTATGCACCGGGCACCTCGGATGACGATCGCGATCAGTTGCTGATGAACCTGGTGCGCCTGGGGCATGATGCTGTGGCCACCGTGCCAATGGGGAATGAGATCAAGTTTGAGAGCGCGGCCACTGGCGGCAGTGATGCCTTTATGGCGATGATCGATTGGGCCGAACGCACCGAGTCCAAGGCTATCCTCGGTGGTACGCTGACGACACAGGCCGATGGCAAGACCTCAACTAATGCCCTCGGTACGGTGCATAACGAGGTGCGCCACGACCTGTTAGCCGCTGACGCCCGGCAGATGGAGGGTATGTTCCGGTCACTTATCCAGATGATGCTGGCGCTTAACGGCTTCGGCGATATCCCGCTACACCGCCAGCCGCGCCTGGTCTTTGATACGCGCAAAAAAGCCGATTTAGGCCAGTTTGCCACGGCTGTCTCGACGTTGGTTAACGCGGGGATGGATACCATCCCCGTCAGTTGGGTTCACCGCGAGGGCGGTATCCCACAACCCCAAGAGGGTGAAGCGGTACTCCAGCCGCGCACCAGTGGCAGTGGGCTAGCCAACTTACGCCGGGCTTACCCCGTTAGCCCTGGTGTGGGCCTTGCCGCCCTATCCCAAACGGAGGCGATGCCAGAGAATGACCCCGGTCAGCAGGCGATCGATACCATGCCCCCCCTGTCTGATGCGGTGGGCGATGCCATGAACCAGCTACTGGCCCCGATGATTGCTGCCCTGCGCCAGGGGAAGAGTGCCGATGATGCGATGAATATCCTGGCCGAGGGCTACCCGCTGTTGGATGATACCCAACTGCGCGCCCTCCTGACGCAGGCTATTTTTGTGACTGACCTGTGGGGGCAACTCCATGCCAACACCTGAGAAGGTAGACCTGGCCTATGCTCTCCAGCTCGCGCCTGCCGAAGCGGTAGCCTATTTCGAGTCCAAGGGATACGCCATAGGCCTGCACTGGTATGACGTACATGCCGAGGCACAGGCGAAAGGATTCACCGCTGCCGGCGTAATGAAGCTGGATATTCTGAAAGATATGCGTGATGGCCTGCAAAAAGCCCTCCAGGAGGGGGACACGCAGACGGACTTCAAGCGCCAGATACTCCCCATTCTGGAGCGTAAGGGATGGCTGGGGAAAGGGTTGGTGATCGATGAGTCCACGGGCGAACTCCAGGGCAAGCGGCTGATGCCGCGCCGGCTGGACACCATTTTTCGCACTAATGTGCAATCGGCCTACAATGCGGGGCGCTACCGGGAACAGATGGCCAACGCGGCCAGCCGTCCGTATCTGGAGCGTGTGGCAGTAATGGATAGCCGCACACGCCCAGTACATGCGGGTCTCAACGGATTTATCGCGCCCGTTGATAGCCCGGTGTGGGGATTTCTCTATCCACCGGATGGGTATGGCTGCCGGTGCCGAGTGCGCGCTCGCTCAGCTGCGGAGGTGGAAAAACAGGGGTTGACGGTTTACCACCCGGACGTTATCGAGATCGAGCAGGAGTTTGGGATACCGGGAGAAACCCGCAAGGTGCCGGCAATGATTAACCCCATGACAGGCGCTGTGTATGCCGCTGATCCGGGGTTTGGTATCAATCCGGGTAAAGTTGCCTGGCAACCGGAGCTGGACAGGTACGCGACACCCGCTGCCCGGCAATACATTACCGCAACACTGACCGGCCCCGACTTTGTGCGCGGGTATGCCCTGGCCCAGGCAGGTGCCCTGGACAGTGAACAGCGTTACCCGGTTGCCATGCTGGCGCAGCCTGCCGAGGGTAGCCGTGTTGTCCAAGTCCGGGGCAGCACCCTGACAACGATGGCCACCGCAGACGAGCCGGTTACACCCGCGATGTTTTTACTGGCCCAGCAGGCGATCCAGCATCCGGCCAAAACAGTAGCGCGCGATGGCACAGTTTGGTATTGCCTGGAGCGGCGCGGCGAATGGTGGGTGGCTCAGGTGCGCGCCGGCGAACTGCTGACTCTGGCGCATGGTGATGTGCTGGATGCACTGTTACCGGAGGGGTAATGCTGACAATCACGATTGATACCCAGGGGATTGAACGCCATTTAAACCAGCTTTTACACGGCATTAAAAACCGTCAGCCTTTGATGCAGGCACTGGCGGGGGATATGTGGGATGCTGTAGAGGAAAACTTTAAGCGTCAGGGGCGTCCCGCCTGGGCGGGTTGGAGTCCCGCCTATGCGGCCAGGCGCGGGCCGGGGCAAATCCTGCAACGTAACGGCCGCCTGGCGGCGAGTATCTCCCCGGATGCAGATAACGATAAAGCGCGTGTTGGGACTAACGTAGCCTATGCAGCCATCCATCAACTCGGTGGCACCATTAACATCCCTGCGCGAAGCCAGCGTGCCTACTATCGGCAACGTAAGGATGGTACAGTCGGTCATCGTTTTGTACGCAAGTCACGCAGCAACTACAGCGAATGGCACACCCTGCCAGCTTATACAATCGAGATGCCAGCCCGCCCGTTCCTGCAATTGGCTGATGAGGATATCTCGACGCTGGAGGAGACCGCACAGACCTACCTGCGGGGCTTGATAGAGAATGGTAGCTAAAACGCGCTGTAATCCATTCTACGGCGTTTTTATGCTTGGGGGTGTCATCGCATGGGTGATACCCTTTCAAAAAAATTTAAACGGGTTTTAAATGCCTTCCTGAGCGTCTTACTTCCACTGCCGCCCGGCGTTATCACATTTTCCCCGTAATTGCCTGCTGAACTCTATCAGTCATTTACCGCAATCCCCCCTCGATACACTGGCAGCATGAAAACGATTCTTGCAGCCCTCTCTGTTGAAATTGCCGCTGGCACCGAGCCGGTCAGCCGTCTGCGTATCTTGCCTGCCGGTAAGTTTCGCGGCATGGATGGCCGACCGCGCGAGTGTGCGGCCTGGGTGATGACGGCGACCACTGCTGCCCACATTATCGAAACCGTCAATTCGCGCGTAACGGAGCTGTGCTTTGACTATGAGCACCAGACACTGCGCGCGGCTGAGAACGGTAAGCCCGCCCCCGCCTCGGGGTGGTTCTCCCGCCTTGAGTGGATCGAGGGGGATGGCCTGTACGCCACGGATATCCGCTGGACGGATACCGCCGCCGACATGATCCGCAAGAAAGAGTACCGCTATATCTCCCCGGTCTTCTTTTATGACCAGCAGACCGGGGAGGTAACGGCACTGGTCAACGTCGCGTTGACCAATACTCCGGCTCTGGACGATTTGGACGAGGTGGCCGTGGCTGCGCTCTCCCGTCTGGCGGCCTTATCAACCACATCATCCCAATCGGAGGGTAACACGATGGATGAAGAGCAGATCTCGAATCTGTTATCCGATTTACGGTGGATTTTCAACTTACCGAAAACCGCCACGGCAGACGATATCAAAGCCGAGATCGAAAAGGTTATCGCCGCTATGAGCGATAACCAGGGTATGGCGGCAGCAAGCCTCGGACTGATGCCGTGGATCGAGCAACAAGTGGCGGCCAAAGATCAAGCGATTGCGACCTGCAACGCCCAGATCACCGCGTTATCAGCCGCCGCCTATGACCCGGCCAAATATGTCCCGATTGAGGCGGTTAACCAGTTACGCGCCCAGCTTAGCCAGGTACAAGCCAATGTGGAAACGCAGGCGCTGGATGGGTTGGTGCAAGCCGCTCTCTCAGATGGCCGTCTGGTGCCGGCGATGGAGGGCTGGGCAAAAGATCTGGGCCGTAAAGATCCGGCCGCACTGAAAACGTATCTGGAGGGCGTAACGCCGCTGGCTGCGCTGAGCAGTATGCAATCCAGCCAGTCAGATTTGAAGGCAACGCATCAATCGCAGAAAGCGAGTGATGAGTTAGATGCAACCCAATTGGCGATTTGCTCTAGCCTGGGAATTACCCCAGACGAGATGGCCAAAGCGCTGGGAGAGGAATGATGGACAGAAACACCGCGTTTAACGACGGGAAGTTGTTCCCGGTGCCCTGTGAGGCCGGGGTAAAAATCGATGCGGGCCATCTGGTCTGCGTTAACAGTGCCGGCTATGCCATTGCTGGCGCGAAGGCGAGCGGGAATTTACTGATCGGTGTGTGCGATGAAGCCGTGGATAACACTGGTGGTGCTCAGGGCGCACGCTCGGTGATGGTACGCCGAGGTCTGGCAGTCTTTCTAGAGAATAACAGCGGCAGCGCTGTCACCCAGGCCGAGGTCGGTAAGTCCTGCTACCTGCATGACAGTGTGACTGTCTCAAAAACGGATGGCGGTAACGCGCCAGTGGTTGGCCGAGTGCTGACGGTTTCCGCTGATAGCGGCGTACAGGTACTGATTGGGTAAGGGCATAGCATGATCATTGATAAAAAGAACATCACGACATTTTTTGTCGGCCTGAAAAAGCTGTTTAACGACGCTTTAAAGCGTGAGCCGGGGCAGTGGGAAAAGGTTGCCATGAAAGTCCCCTCCGGGACTAAGACCGAGGATTACTCCTGGTTGAGCGACTTCCCTCGGATGCGCAAGTGGATTGGAGAGAAGTGCGTCAAGGCGCTGGCCGCATTTAAATACAGCATTACCAACGACGACTGGGAAACCACCATTGAGGTCGATCGTAATGACCTGGAAGACGATCAGACCGGTCAGTATGCCCTCAAGGCAAAGAGCGCTGGGCGTGCGGCGGCTGATCTGCCGGACGATATCGTCTTCGCCCTGATCAATAATGGGTTTAAATCCACCTGTTTTGATGGTCAGTATTTCTTCGATACCGACCACCCACAGGCAGGCGGCACGGTATCCAACAAGGGCACCAAGGCACTTTCTTGCGCTAGCCTGGCTGAGGCTAAAGCCTCGTTCGGTGCCGCCAAGATGCAAATGCGCCGCTTTACGGACAGCGAGGGCCGCCCGCTGAGTATTCGCCCGACGGTGCTCCTGGTGCCGCCAGAGCTGGAGGATACCGCCAACACCCTGATGACCGCCGATCGCTTCGAGGATGGCAAGACCAATATCTACAAGGGGGCGTGTGAGGTGGTGGTCGAGCCGCGTCTGACCTCGCCAACAGCGTGGTTCTTGCTGGATACCTCCAACGATGTGAAGCCTTTTATCTACCAGGAGCGTAAAGCGCCGAAATTGGTCGAACAGACCGACGGGAACGCCGACGACGTATTCATGCGCCGTAAATACAAATTTGGTGCTGAAGCTCGTGCGGCTGGCGGCTATGGCTTCTGGCAGATGGCCTATGGCTCAACCGGGGAAGCATAAGCATGATTTATATCACGTCAAAACGAAATGGGTTCTACCGCTGCGGTGTAGCACACAGTGAGCACACTACGGCCTGGGCTGATGATCACTTCTCGCCGGAGCAGTTGGCCATCCTGGAAGCGGAGCCGATGCTGATTGTAACCCGTGACAATCCGCAGGCACAAAGCCAGCAAGCTGCTGAGCAGCAGATTGCCGCCCTCAAAGCCGCTTTGGTTGATGCGCAGCAACGCAATGACGCGCTAAGTGCTGAGCTGGAAGCCGCCAACGCGCGTGTCGCCGAACTGACAGCGAACAGCCCCACTCCCGAGCCGGTAACGGATAAGGCCAAAGCCAAGGGCAATACCAAAGACAAGGCCGTGAAACCCACGGGTGAGTAATAAGAGGGCTATCCGATGTACGCAACGATCCAGGATATGCGGCTGTCATTTGGCGAGCGTGAGTGCTCCTCGCTGGCTGATCCAGACTATTCCGGCGGCATCAATGAGCCGGTAATGGAGGCCGCGTTACAGCGTGCCAGTGCTGAGATCGATGGTTATCTGGTTGCCCGCTATCCCACCCCCTGGCCAGATACCCCGCGCATTCTGGTAGGCCGTTGCTGCGATATCGCACGTTATCACCTGGCAACGGCTAGCCGGCAATGCTCCGAGGAGATCCGCATGCGCTATGAAGATGCGATCCGCTTTCTGGAGAAAGTCGCCGCCGGGACTATCAGCCTGGGGCGTACCGAGAGCGGCGAGCCGGTGAGAGCCGGGTCACAGATGCGTTTTGTTTCCACCCCGCGCCAGTTTGGGCGGGATGCGACAGGCGGAGGTGCCTTTTGATAACCGAGATTGAAAATGCCGTTATTGCCCGTTTAACGGCAGGTATGGGGCGCATGGTGCGTGAGGTCGTCAGTTATGGCGGCGAGTTGGATCGGGATCTAGGCAACATGGTGCGTTGCCTGCCAGCAGCCTGGGTGACGTTCGGTGGCATCCCGCGCACAGAACCCTGTAGCACCAGTCACAAACGGTTTCGGGCGCATGGGCGTTTTGTGGTGATGGTGGGCGATTACAACACCCGTAGCGAACAGGCGGGCCGCCAAGGGGGCGCACGTGTGGATGAGGTGGGCTGCTACCGGATGATTTATGCCGTGCGCCGCCTGCTCACCATGCAGAGTTTAGGGCTGGAGATCACGCCATTCCTACCGGGTAAGGTGCGTACCCTGTACAACACCCAATTGGAGAACCGGGCGTTATCGGTATTCGCCATCGAGTTTGATACCTCATGGGTTGAAACACCGCTTGCACAGGGCGCATGGCCCGCGCGGGAAGAGAGCGATGACATTCCCGATCACCTGTTTACCCGATATCGGGGCCGCCTGGCCGAGCCAGAGGCACCGGTACGGCGTATCGGGTTGTCCTATGACCCGCCTGGTATCGGCTCTCGTGACCACCCCGCAGATCTGATTAACCTGGATGGAGATCCCGCTGATGAAAGTTAAGGCCGCGACAGGGTTGCGCGTACCGAAAGAGGACAACCCCGCCCGCTATATCGATGACAAAACGTTCGTTGATGTGCCGGATAGCGCCTATTACCGCCGCCTGCTCCAGTCGGGCGACTTACAGAGTAAACCGGCTAGCCGTAAAGGCCGCACCGATAACACCGTGGCAGACATGGACACGGAGGATAAAACCGCATGACCATTACGTTCGACACCATTCCGGGCAGTACCCGTAAGCCGGGGCAATACCTGGAGTTTAATACCCGCATGGCGGTGCGCACATTACCGGGCAACCTGCAAACCATGCTGATCATCGCGCCGTTGATGAAAAGTGGCTCGGCCAAGCCGCTCGAGCTGCATAACGTCTTTTCAGACGATGAGGCGGCTTCCCTGTTCGGTGCCGGGTCACTGGCGCACCTGATGGCCCGCGCGGCGATCTTGTCCTATGACTATCTGCAATTGCAGGTAATCGGTCTGGAAGAGCACAGCGCCGGCCAGGCGGCCACGGGGACTATCACCCTCACTGGCCCCGCTACCAGCAGTGGCACCGTGTCCCTGTGGGTATCAAATATGCGCATCGATGTGGCGATTGATAGCCAGGATAGCGCAGATACGATGCACACCGCGCTGGCCGCTGCGATTAACGCCGAATCCCTACTGCCTGTCACGGCGGCTGTTACGGATAGCGGCGGGAAAAAAGTCACGCTGACCGCCAAGCAAAAAGGCGCATTCGGTAACGATATTTTGCTGAGTGTAGCCTGTAGTGCCGCCGGTGTAACAGTGTCCCCGCAGGCAATGAGCGGTGGCCAGAATAACCCGGATATTCAACCGGCACTGGATGCGGTCTTTGCCGCCGGTCACAACATCATCGCTGCCCCGTTCTCTGACCAGGCGACGCTGAGTGCCCTGCGTGAACACCTGAAAAAGACCGGGGGCGCGATGGAGCAACGTGGTGCCGTGGGGGCGGCAGGCTGGCCGGGCACACTGTCAACCGGGACGACGCTGGCGGGTCAAATCAACGATGGCCGCACGACCCTGGCCTGGCATCCGGGATCGCGTTGCCTGGCCGGTGTGATTGCGGCTGCATACGGTGCAGTCATCGCCTCCGAGGAAGACCCGGCTCGTCCGTTAAACACCCTACCGCTGGCCGGGCTGGATGTAACGCCGTTGACGGCGCGCGCGGGGCGCAAAGAGCAGGAGAACGCCCTGCACAATGGCCTGACGCCGCTGGAGATTGGCCCCGGCGATGTGGTGCAGATTGTGCGTGCAATCACGACGTACACCCGAAATCCGCAGAATGTGGAAGATCCGGCGCTGCTCGACCTGACCACCATCCGTACCCTGGATTACACCCGTAAAGCGTGCCGTGAGCGTATCGCACTGCGTTTCCCGCGCGAAAAGCTGCATGACCGCACTCGCGTCAAGGTGAAATCCGAACTGCTGGATGTGCTGTTGAAGCTGGAAGAGGAAGAAATCCTCGAAAACGTGATGGCCAATAAGAACAAGCTATTGGTCGAGCGCAATGGCAAAGACGCCAACCGGCTGGATGCTGTTATTCCGGCGGATGTGGTAAATGGGCTGCACGTGTTTGCCGGCCGCGTCGATCTCTATCTCTAAGGTGATGAGCTATGAGTCAAGATTATATGGGAGCCATCGTTCTGGAGGTTGATGGCCAGGAGGTTGAAGTCACCAGCCTCGACGTCAAAGTGACGACGGGTAACAAGGTGGTGAAAACCATGAACCGTACCGGGCGCGCCAAGGGCTACAGCAAGGGGATCACAACCTATGACCTCACCGTCTCGGTGGTGATCCCTGAGTCCGGGGATCTGGATTGGGAAAACCTGCGTGATGCCAAGTTAACGCTGTATCCCCTCGATCAGCAGGATAAGCGCACCTCTTACCTGGACTGCCGCACAATTGATGTCGGGGAAAAATACCAGGTGGATAACGAAGCTCAGCGCGATTTAACCATGGCAGCATTGCGGAAGGTGACAGAATGATGACGGAAAAAGGCTCGCTGATTTACGGCATTGAGCACAACGGTAAATTGCATTATGCGTTTGAAATTGGCCTGCCGACGTTGGGACAGACCGGGGAATGTCTGGATGCAACCGAGTCCCGTTTTGGCTCACTGAATAGCGGTAAAGCCGATGTTTTTTACCGTGCGGCCTCCTTTGCCTTTGCATTGGTTCAATTAGGGGATATCCCCAAAGAGGCCATCACGCCTGATCTGTTGTATGCACAACTGACGCAGGAGGATGCCGAGGTTCTGGATAAGGCCATTGACGTGGTTAAAAAAAAGCGCAGCGAGCAGAAGAGCGCCGCGCCGGACTGCGACTTGCCATCCTTGCCCTCGGACGCTATGGCATAACCGAAGAGCGCGTGTTATCGATGAGCCGTCCCGAGCTGGACGGCTATCTCTCGGCCTTGCAGCGCTACCACTCCCCCCGCCAACCGGGCAAGACCGGCAAAACTACCGTAGAGCACCAACGCTATAAATCCCTGCGTAAAAAACGAGGTCAGTGATGGCACGTGATTTTAAAGTCTCGATGACGCTAGAGGCCAAAGATGATGCCTCTCGCCAGGTTACCCGCACGCTAAAAGAAACCACCGGCCAGGCTGAAAAGGCGGCCAAGGCCATCAAGCGACAGGGGCATGAGCAACAAAAAACGGCCATCGAGGCCGCCGCCGCAGCGAAACAACAAGCTGCCGCCGCAGCGCAGGCTGCCAAACAAAGTATCGCAGCCAGCCGTTCACAGATGGAAAATGCCCGCCGGCTGATGCGCGCCCGAGAAGCGTTAGGTATCCGGTCTGAACAGTCCATCCAACGTGAAATTGCTCGCACGATTGCCAGCTATAACCGCCTGACCCGCGCTGGCACCTTATCAGCCAGAGAGCAGGCTCGCGCCTACCACCAGATGCGGCAACAAGTGGCTGGATTGCGTCAGGAGTTAAAGGGAGTAACGACACTGCAACAGGCTCGTGGTGCGCTCACCAAGGCAGGTGTCATTGCCGGTGGTGCAGCGGCGTTTGGGGCGGCATTCGTCAACCCGGTACGTAACAGGATGACATACGATGAGCGCCTGACAGAGATGGCCAATACGGCATTTAGTGATAATGACATGAAAGGCCGTCAAGCGGGAATGCAACGCCTGGATAAGATGATCCGCGATAACGCCATGTCCAGTGGGCTGAACAAAGAGTCGGTGATGGATACGGCCAATACGTTGCTCGCCAGTGGATTAAAAGAGGAGGCAGTTAGCAAGCTGCTACCCACAATCACCCGCTATGCCTCTGCGGCCAAGGCTGACCCTAACGAACTGGCCGATATCGCAGTGAAAGCCCGCAGTACCTTTGGGATCACCGATGAACAGATGCCCACCATGCTCAATATGGCGATTGCCGCAGGACAATCAGGGAATTTTGAGCTGAAGGATATGGCTAAATGGCTCGGCCAGCAGATGGCCTTTGCCAAAAAGGCTGGCATGTCCGGTTTGGGGGATTTTGGCAAACTATTAACACTCAATGAACTGTCGTCGGTCACGGCGGGCAATAGCGATCAGGCGGGTAACAACGTGGTCAATTTGTTGGGGAAACTGACGAGCCAGGATGCAGCTAATGCTGCCGCTAACATCAAAATCAAGGGAAAAGGCATCGACTTGCCAGGAACGCTAGCAGAGGCCCGAAAGCATGGGACTGACCCGATAGAGGCATTTTCCCGCGTCATTGATGAGGTTGTTGGAAGCGACAAAAAATACCAGGCTCTCCAGGCCAAGTTAAAGAGTCTACCTAAGGATGATAAGAGCGGCATTAAAGAAACCCTGGAGGCCATGAGCGCCATCCTTGAAGGTGCTGGAGTGGGGAAAATCCTAGCCGATCAGCAAGCGTTAATGGCCATCCTCGCTTACCGCAATGGCCAGGGATATAAAGACGAGATTGAGCGGGATATCAATAAACAACGCAATCTGAAACCCGGTGAACAAGGCGCGGGCGATCTGAATTTTGAATTCAATAAAGAGCAAGGCTGGTTTAAGGCACAGCAGTTCAATAACGCTAAGGAGTTTGCCGAGCTGGATGCCACTAAGAGACTAGCCGATGCCACCGGGAGCGCGGCGGGTAAAGCGGCAGAGTTGGCCGCACGGTTCCCAGAGCTTGCCACAGCGGTCAGCGGAGCCACTACCGCCATCCAGGGCATGACCCAGGCGGCGATCGCCTTTGCCGGTATCAAACTGCTTACGGGGGGTATCAAGGCTGCAAAAGGAGCAGGAGGCGCAGCAGCGGCGGAAGTGGCCGCAGCGGGTACTAATGCGATCAAGGGAACGGCTGGCCGCTTACTGAGTAAACCGTTTATAAAGGGGATACCTATTATCGGTGAACTCATTGCTGCCGCCCAAGGAACACAAGATTTTCCGGTTATTCAGGTCGAACGAGCCAGTGAGAAAAAAGCACGGATTAAAGCGTCAGGCATCCCCATCCCGCATGAGCTGCAAGGTGAAGCAAATAGTGGCGGCCTGTTAGATGTCTGGGATGAGGCTAAAGCACAGTGGAAACGACTGACCGGCCATCCTATCCGAGATGATCAGATCCATCCACAACAGGTTATTGCCGCTACACAGCCCCCTCAAGCCAAAGGCGGAGCCTCACAGACAACCGCCTCACCAACGCCTAGCGCCGCCGCTCCCCAGGTGATCCGCCTGGAGGTTGATGGCCGCACGTTGGCGGAGATCGTCAACCAGATTAACGCACAGGAGGGAGTCCGGGGATGAGTTGGCAGGACACGTTACAGGATGCCTCGTTTAAAGGTGTGCGCTTTGATGTGCTGAGAGAGTCTACGTCTCATGGTAGAGATCATGCCGATCATGAATACCCGTTTATCGATGGGGCTGATGTGCATGACCTGGGGCGTAAGGCGCGCAACATCCGGCTCACGGCCGTTTTTTGGGGAGAGGATTATGATACCCGGCTACAAAACTTCCTGGCAGTACTGGATAAGGCGGGCGCGGGTGAGTTGATCCACCCGGTTTATGGCTCTATTCCCAAAGCCCAGCTTATCGAATGCCAGGTCTCCCACGATGCGGAGCAGCCGGACTATTGCACCGTTGAGCTGGTTTTCCTGGAGTCGAGTACTGGGACGGCCACGCAAGCAGTGGTCAAGCCTGCCCAATGGGGGGATGCGCTTTTCAATACGCTGGATGAGCTGCAAGGCAAAGCGACAGCACTGTATGATGCGGCTATGTCGCCGGTGCAGAAAACCAGGCGATTGCTAACCAAGGGGAAAGCCGCGCTCTCTACCATGCTCAATACCTTGACGATCATGCGTAGCGGTGTGAAAGGTGTCTTTACTGATTCGGCTGACTATCTGGCGTTCCCGGCGCGTTATGTCAATGACCTGCGTGCCGTTCTGGAGCTGCGCACCCTGGCCACAAGCACCATCCTGGACAAGCAACATCGCCAACGCACAGGGAACTCAGCCGGCGTGATGTATGGGGATACCCTGGTGCAGTTCACCCCACAGGGTGCGTCAACACCCGGTGAGCCGCTGTTACGTTTAACCGGCAGTAAACCGGCATTAAATGGCTCACAAAGCCCCATTCAAGACCCGACGCCGATCCTATCTGCCTGGACGAGTGATTGCGGCGTACTGGATCAGGTGATAACGCTCCCCTCGGCACTGATTAACCGTAATATCACGGCAGCGGTGCCCATCCCCGAGGCAGCCAAACTGGCCGACGTCACTGACGTTGCTACTCTGCATACCACGGTTGCCGCAATGCGTGCGACGGAGATACTGACCGATATTCTGACGGATGAGGCGGCTAGCATATTGACGCCCGAACACATTGAACAAATGACTAATCAGGTTCGGCGATACATCCAGGCCGCCCTGGATTTAAACCGCGATACCTATCGGGAGTTTACCGCGCATGTGAGTGACGATCCCGAGGGGCGAGGTCTACTATGGTCAGGCGTTAATGAGCAGCTCAAATCTGTTGCACTCGGAGTGCAAATACTGGCTGAACAAGAAATCAGCCGCCATCCTCCCCTGATTATCCGCACCGTCGCCCAGGACGCCAATCTGCACTTACTGGCGCACGCCTGGTACGGGGATTACCGGCGCGCCGCCGAGCTGCTGCGTCTCAATCCCCGATTGACTGATCCGAATGCCATCAAAGCGGGAGATAAACTGAATGCCTACAGCCGATGACGACAAAATCACGCTGCTGCTTGCGGGTAAGGCGTACAGCACCTGGCAACGCTACCGAATCGACTCAGATTTTCTAAAGCCGGCGGATGGTTGGCAGCTTGGCCTGGGACTCCCCTCTGGGGTATTCCCTGCCGATGCCGTTCGGGGCGCGCCCATACGGATGCTGATGGGGGATGATGTGATCTTGTCCGGGCGAATCGATAGCGTGCAGCGGGAGGTCTCCCGGCGCGGTTTGATGCTGTCGCTAAGTGGCCGGGATAATGCCGCCGTGCTGGTTGATTGTGCAGCCCCCATTTACAACGCACGCCAATTAAACCTGGATGAGGCAATCAGTGCGATCGTCTCTCCCCTAGGGATTAAGCGCGTGCGTATTCAAGCGGCTGGAGTAACCCGTAATGACATGATCCACATTGAACCCGGCGAGCGAGCATGGGACGCACTGGTGCGTATTGCGTCGGCGCGTGGACTGTGGCCGTGGTTTGATCCTGATGGCACCCTGGTTATTGGGGGGCCGGACTATACGCGGGAGCCTGTCGCCACTCTCCAGTTAAGCCGGACAGAGAATAAAACCAACGTCCTATCACTCGTCGATAGCCGCAACATTAGCGGCTGCTATTCAGAGCTAACGGTATTGGCACAATCCCATGCCACATTGGCCGACAGTCAACTCGTTACGCTGGATGTGTCAGATCCACAGTCGGGTGAGTCCTCAGCGACAGAGGAGGATACAGAGCAGGCAGGTGCTACCGGGCACTACAATCGCAGCCATACCGAACGCGATCCTACCGTTGAGTGGTATCGCCCACAAATTCTGGTAGTAGGCGACGTGGACGATGCCCAGCAACTGGCCTATCGTGCCCGTAAGGCGATGGCAGATGCGCGGTTAAGCGGCCTGGATATCACTATCGAGGTGCCTGGGCACAGAACGCCGGCAGGCGTTCTGTGGACGCCTGGACAACGTATTCATGTTGTCAGTGAGCCGCATGGCATCGATGACGTTTTTTTTCTCATGGGGCGCAGTTTCAACGGGGGACGTCCTGGCGGACAAACGACAACCCTACGAGTCAAGGAGGATGGTGTCTGGATACCGGATGCTTACCCGAACAGCAAGCGCAAGGCGCGTCGCAAGAAGAAAAAGCCCGAGCTGGTTGTCTTGAATGTATGGGATAAAAAATCATGATGTGGAATGAGGTAAACCGCCGGATTGGCCAGGCATTGGGGCGCATTCGCCTGGCTTTCCGCATTGCGATTGGTGGCGTTGACAGCAATGCCAAGGTGCAAACCATCCAGGCCAAAGGGATCGGTGGCGAGGCACTGCGAGGTAATGAGCTATTCCAGCAGTATGGCTTCACCTCATGCCCGCTACCGGGCACGATGGGGATCGTGTTGCCGCTGGGTGGGGTATCCACACATGGTATTGTGATCGCCACTGAGCATGGCGCATACCGCCTAACCGGACTTAAACCCGGCGAGGTTGCACTGTATGACGATCAGGGGACAAAGATCGTCCTCAAGCGGGGACGTATCGTTGATATTGAGTGCGTTACTTATCGTGTCAATTGTAAAAATTATGAGGTTAATGCGGAGGATAAGGCGGACTTTAATACGCCGGCCCTCAATGCCAGTCAGACACTAAATGCCCAGGGTAAAATCAGCGGTAACGGCGGTATCGGCATCAAGGGTGGCGAAGGAGCCGAGTTTGAAGGTAGTATTAACCAGCGCGGCGGCGGCTTTAGTACCGATGGTGATGTAACCACCCCCACCGTCTCACTGAATGACCACGCTCACACCAATGGCCATGACGGCCAGCCGACCGGCAAACCCATCGCACGATAGTGGTTTGCTGAACCCCATCAGTCATTAAGTGCTCATCCATGCTGGCATGATGCCGGCATGGATAGACAACTCTCCCCCGATACTGGCGACTATACCGGCACACGCTGTCGGTCGTTAGAGAACGCCGTTTACCTGCGTCTTAAAACCCCTTTGGGCAGCTATTGGGCGGATAAAACGCTAGGCTCCCGACTGCATGAATTGGCCCGCGAAAAAGATGTGCCCCGTGTGCATATGCTGGCCCGTCAATATGCCGAACAGGCGCTAGCCCCCATCCAACAGGATGGCCGCGCAACCCGTATCGCTATCACGTCGCATCAAGGGCAGCCCGGATGGGCGATATTGCATATTACGGTTATTGACGCCCGAGGAGAGAAGCACAGCTTTAATCATCCGGTGAGGGTCGCAGCATAATGGCATTTTTATATGAAGATATGGCCACTATTCGCGATCGACTGCTACGCGATATCCGTAATTTGCTGCCTGGAGAAGCGGTCGATACTGGCCCGGATAGTGATTTGTTCGTTCGTGCCTCGGCGGTGGCCAGTGTTGCCGAAGGACTGTATCAACACCAGGCGTGGATCGTCCGGCAAATTTTTCCCGACACCGCAGACAGTGACTATTTACAACTGCATGCTAGGCTGAGAGGGTTGGCCAAGAAAAGCGCGACCTATGCCGAGGGGAGTGCAAGTGTTACCGGCACACCGGGTGTTGTGCTTCCCGCTGGCGCCGTGATCCGCAATGCCGCCCGTACATGTCGGGTGCTGGAAAATACCCCAATGCAGGCCGAACAAACGGTGGTGAAAGTCCGGGCGGAGACGGCGGGTGTTGTGGGTAATTTACTGACGGCCGAACCTGCCGAGCTGGTTAGCGCTCCGATGGGGATTAATAGTCGTGTGCAGCTTACTGCGCTCTCCGGTGGGACGGATGAGGAGTCCGATGCCAGCTTATTGGCTCGCCTGTTAGACGTTATCCGACGCCCGCCAGCAGGCGGAAACCAATATGATTATCGCCGCTGGGCACTGGAGGTGCCGGGCGTTACCGGTGCCTATGTGTATCCCCTCCGGCGCGGTGTTGGCACGGTCGATATCGCGATCACATCTGCCGGTGCGTTGCCGTCTGAAAGCGTTATTAAAGCCGCGCAAGCCCATATTGATGATGTAAGACCCGTGACTGCGCGAGATTCATTAGTATTAGCACCATCTCAACGGGTGATTGATTTCGATATTCACGTCAATGTCGATGGTCTCACGCTCGAAGCCGTTAAAGCGACAATTACCGCCACGATTAAAGATGCTATGTCCAGAATTAATCCGGGACAGCCGCTTGTGCGCAGTCATATTGAAATGTTGATCTCATTAATTCCAGGCGTAACAGACCGTGAAATTGTTTCGCCAGCGGCCAATGTTACGGCTCGGGTGGATAAATCACATCTGGAATGGCTGGTCTGTGGCTCCGTTACTGTAGGGCTTAAAACATGAGCCATAAGCAGCTATTAATGGCGTTATTGCCCCCCGTAAGCTATGCCCCGGAGGGCATACATTTACAAGCCGAACTTGAGGCTGAGGGGGCGCGCTTTGATGCGGTCCGGTATCGGGCCGGTGATGTATTAGGCGCAGTGACTCCACTCTATGCGCAAGGGTTATTACCGGATTGGGAGCGAGTATTAGATGTTACCCCGCAAAGGGGTGATACCTACCAGCAGCGGCTAAGTCGGGTATTGGCGAAACTCAGTGAAACCGGCGGATTGAGTATTCCGTATTTTACTCGTCTGGCGACAAGTATGGGCTACGCCATCACCATCGATGAGCTCGATGTGTTTCGTGCTGGGCGAAATCGTGCTGGAGAGCGGTTGTACTCCCCGGATGTGAATTGGATATGGCGAGTCAATGTATCGAGTAGCAAGGTACAGAATTATCGCTTTCGTGTGGGTATGTCTACAGCAGGAGAGCGCCTGTCCTATTTCGCGGACTCGGTTATTGAATCGGTATTCAATGACCTAAAGCCAGCACATACCTATTGTTATTTTACCTATCAGGACTAAATCATGCAAAAATTAATGCCCACAGTCGATACGCCTGATAATGCGTTTCATGATGGGAATCCTGCAACAGGTGAGCTTGGCACGCCAGTCTATGCTGTTTGGTTGAATGCCGTACAGAGTGCAGTACGCGATATCCAGGCAGAGTGCCACGCTATTTTAACCGCTAATGGTTTTACGCCTGATCCCTCTCGCCAAAATCAATTATGGGCCGCTATCCAAAAAGCTATTGATAGCCAAGTGCCAGTGGCATCGACCTCACAAGCTGGTAAGGTGCAATTATCCAGCGCGACCAATAGCAGCAGTGAGCAAACCGCAGCCACGTCAAAAGCCGTTAAGTCAGTAAAAGATTATGCAGATACAAAAGCGCCGTTAGATAGCCCTGCACTTTCTGGTACGCCAACGGCACCAACGCCACCTAGTTCAGCGTCAGGGCAAGAGATTGCGACGGCTGCATTTGTCGCAGCTAAAGTGGCCAAGCTGGTTGGCTCCTCACCAGCGGCATTAGATACGCTAAAAGAGCTAGCTGATGCGCTAGGGCGTGATCCAAACTTTGCTACGACGATGACGAACGCCCTTGCAGGTAAACAGCCACTGAACTCCACGCTGACAGCACTTAGCGGGAAAAATGTCGCCCAGCTTCTCGAATACCTTGGTTTGCGAGAAACCATTAATCAGGCCGGTAATGCAGTGCCGTCCACGCGTAGGATTAACAATCATCCATTGTCCAACGATATTACGCTGACCGCTGGCGATGTTTCGGCATTTGCCCTCGGGCCAACAGGGAAGATGGTCGCTGATGCTAACTCCGTGCCATGGAATGCGCCGAGCGGGATTTATGAGGCATCGCTAGGTGGCGCTTCAATCCTTATTCTTCATTTCAATATGGGTAGGGGAAGTTGTCCGGCAGTACAGTTTAAAGTGGCTTATAAAAATGGTGGTATCAGCTACCGTTCTGCTCGTGATGGCTATGGGTTTGAAAGTGGTTGGGTTGAACTAATGCCGAACACGAAAACAGTGCAGGATATTCGATTGTCAACTAGCGAACACACTGCGCTGTATAATGCGCCAGGGTATAAAGACCAGCCTCCATATGTAATTACTGGCCTCGTTAATATTGATAGTCACGGAGATCCAGACTATGCATATCGTCGAGCATTGCAAAAACTCATTAATGGCACTTGGTATAACGTAGGCGGTCTATGATGTTACATTTGAAAAATCTAACCCGATATGAGCCAGAGAGTGGCGAGGAAAAAGAAATTGCCGAGCAGTTTGAGGCTTTTTTTTGGCATGATGAATTAGGGCGAGACTGGTATCAAGCAATAGCACAATTTCAGCCAAATACTTTCAAAGTGAAATATCTCCCAGATGGGGAGATTTGCGCTATTAATAAAGACGCAAGTGCCATTTGCCCCGAAGGGGGAAGTATTGTAGAAATAGAGTCATTACCTGATGGAGCGGATGGTGATGGTGGATGGCAGTTTGTTGATGGGAGCATCATCCCTCGGACGTACACCACCGGCGAACTGACGGCTCAGGCGGAACAGAAGAAGCAGCGCTTGCTGACCAATGCCGCGAAGGCCATTGCTCCATTACAGGATGCCGTTGACCTTGGTGAAGCAACGCCAGAAGAGGAGGTGAAGCTAAAGGCCTGGAAAAAATTCCGCGTGAGCGTCAATCGAATAGACACAGCTCAATTACCCGTAACATTTCCACCTGCGCCAGTATAAAATACGCCCGCAATGATGCGGGCGAACTGTCATTCTGGTTTTGAAGGAAAGGCTACGTTTGGCGCTGTGCTGGTATCGCATTCTTTCACCGCACGAATGTATTTCATCCACGCAATAAGCCCAGCCTTGTCACTATCGCTGATAATCCCTAACGCTAGCTCGGTACGCCAATCGGCCGTGACGGCGTTAGCCTCATCCAGTAATGCGGATTTTTTAGCGTTAGCCTCAGCTACTGCCGCCACATGTTGCGCGGCGGTGTCTGTTATCCATTTCTCACCATCCCATTCATCAAACGGTGTTTCTGGTGGGGTAAGCGTAAAACCATGACGGAGGTCGCCAAGTTCCGTTACTGTTACTGGCTCACCCGTATCGATGGCATATGCTGTCTTACCTCGATTATCTGTTACTTCGAGCCAATGCTCGTTATTAAAAACGAGTGCTTTCCCGGCAGTTTGTTCAGGTGGCTTAATTAGTGTCGAAAAAGCGGGGATACCAGTACCTACAATAACACGCACATCATATGCGCCAATAAGTTCACCATTTTCAGGTGAATATCCATAAACCATTACTGTAGTGGTTTCCGTTGCCAATCCATTTTCAAAGCACTGATTCATCATTTCACCCTCACAATCATGTTCCATGCAACGTTTTTCCCTCGTGTCTCCGCTGCTGTTCTGGCGACAGTCGCGGGGTTAAATGTAATTGTTGACGAGTATCCACCTCCGTCAGATCTATAAGTGCGTGGCACCCAAGCGCGCTGTTCACTAAATACGCCACTTGACGGAACGCCGCCGAGCATTTCGTTAAAACGCATGGTGCCCGTGAAGTTCTGTAACGCATCTTCCTGATAGGATAACAACCCTCGACCTGAATCGATGCCCCTGCCATGATCCCACGCTCTGATACCATACCCGCGCATATCAACAGGAAGATGATTATCAGGCCAGAGAGCATGAGCTAGGGGGTATTTTTGAGGATCAAAGGCCTGCCCCATCCAAGGGATAAACTCCATTCCAATATCGGGCCAAATTTCCTGGGGCATTCGCTCATTGCACCAACTGATACAAGTCCCAATCAGTGGACATCCATATTTAAAATATGTTGGCTCATTAACACTACTGTATTGAATTATCCAGGGATTGTATCTTTCTGGGCCATGCCATGTCTGGCGAGATGCAACATGTCCGCTATGGCTAAGATATAATTGCTCAATAACGCTGTTAGTAGGCATGACAATCATCATCCCATAGCTATAAATCGTCAGGCCATTCGCTTTAGGAAAATCACTAACTGTACTGGCGTCGGCGATCGCGACATTATAAATCCCAGGCTTGTTACAGTCTGCGAACGTTCCACCGTCTCGTAATGTGCCGACGATATTCTTTGACCATGCGTTAGCTGCCAGATTAATGGTTTCTCGCAAACCAAGGTTTTTGAAAAGTCAGTTACACATAGCGAAATCTGTAAAAATCCTCCCTCCGCGACATAGAGGAGGAGTATTGATGGCCGTCATTGGTTATATCCGCGTATCAACAATCGACCAGAACAGCGATTTACAGCGTAATGCACTAGCAAGCGCAAACTGTGACCGCATTTTTGAAGACCGTATGAGTGGGAGAGTTGCCTGCCGCCCCGGTTTGAAACGCGCTTTAAAGTGCGTTAATAGCGGAGATACTCTGGTCGTGTGGAAACTGGACAGGCTGGGACGCAGCGTTAAGAACCTGATCGCACTGATATCGGAGTTACATGAGCGTGGCGTTCACTTCCGCTCTTTAACTGACAGTATTGATACTAGTACTGCCATGGGACGCTTCTTTTTTCATGTGATGTCAGCACTAGCGGAAATGGAACGTGAACTGATTGTTGAACGAACGCTGGCCGGGCTAGCCGCGGCCAGGGCACAAGGGCGTATTGGAGGGAGACCGCCTAAGTTATCCGAGGAGCAATGGATGCAGATCGGTCGTTTGCTAAAGCTAGGACACTCATATCGTGAGCTATCGATCATCTATGATGTTGGTCTATCCACACTGTATCGTCGGTACCCCCGGAAAAGTACCAAGAGTGCTATTTAGCGCTTAATTCTGGACTATCACGGCGCGCGCTTATTATCCGAAATAGCGCGCCAAGCTATCCGAAATTGTTCGCCGCGTTACACATCAACGCCGACCGCGCCACCCTCACCACCGGTAAGCCGATCTTCAACGGCGGATCGCTGGAAAGCTACCGGGTGGAAGGCGGCGCCATCCGGGTCGACGGCAAAGGCATGGACGCCAGCGCCGCCAACTATACGGATCTGATCGCCCGTTCCGTGGAGGCCAACGCCGGAATCTGGGCGCAGCAACTCCAGATCACCGCCGGGAACAACGAGGTCAGCGCCGACCACGCCAGGGTGCAGAAGCGCGCCGCCAGCGGCGATGCGCCGGCCTTCGCGCTGGACGTTGGCGCGCTCGGCGGCATGTACAGCCAGAAAATCGTGTTGGTGGGCACCGAGCATGGTGTCGGCATGCGCAACGCCGGCACCCTCGGCGCGCAGGCCGGCCAATTGGTCGTCACCGCCGATGGCCGCCTGGAAAACAGCGGCACGATGCAGGCCAAGAGCGACACCCGCATCGAGCTGAGCGGTGGCCTTGCCAATAGCGGCACGGTCAGCGCCGGCCGCGAACTGGTGGTCGGCACGCAGAAGGACATCGACAACCGCCAGGGCACGCTCAATGCGCGGCGTATCGAGGCCAACGCCCGGTCGCTGAAGAACCGCGGCGGCGCCATCGAGCAGACCGGCACACAGGATTTGGCGCTGCACGCCGCGCGGCTGAGTAATCGCGATGATGGCCGTATCGGGCTGGCGGCGGCCGATACCGGCACCACGCCGGGCAGCGGCGGCCACCCGGGCACCGGCCGCGCGCCGCTGGCCGACGGTGCGCTGAACATCGCGTCCGCACTGGACAACGACGGCGGTCGTATCATGGCCGGCGGCGATATCGACGTGACGGTCAGCGCCGGTCTCAACAACGATGGCGGGCACCTTGGCGCGCGGCGGCTCAAGGTGAGCGGCGGCGAGCTCGGCAACCGCAAGGGCGAAATCAAGGTCGCCGCCGATGCACGCATCGCGGTAGCCCAACTCAACAACGATGCCGGTCTGATGCAACTGGCCGGTCCCGTTACCCTGAGCGTGCAGGACTTCTCCAACCGGGCCGGCACCGTCCAGCACAGCGACAAGCGCGATACCCACATCAAGGTCAAGGGACAACTCGACAACAGCGAAGGCACCCTGGCCAGCAATGCCCGGCGCCTGACCCTGGATGCCGGCCAGTTGGTCAACACCGATGGCCGCATCGTCCATGCCGGCGACGGTGGCCTACAGGTCAATGCCGGCGCGTTCAGTGGCGCGGGCGGCGAGACGGCGACGGCCGGCACCGCCACCTTGCGCCTGGGCGATAGCGACCATCGCAAGGCCACACTCAGCGCCGCGCAGATCGACCTCGGCGCACAGTCTTTCGACAACCGTGGCGGCAAGGTCATCGCCACCGGCAACCAGACCAACCGTATCGACGTGGCCGCTACGCTCGATAACGGCGACGGTGGCACGCTGATCAGCAATGCCGACCTCGGCATTCGCGCAGGAACCCTCGGCAATGTAGAGGGCAGCATCCTTCATGCCGGCGACGGTCGCCTCGATATCGAGGCCGGCACCCTGCGCGGCGATAACGGCAGCATCGCCAGCAATGGCGCGCTGGATCTGAAAGGCGAAACCACCGTTCTGAGCGGAGCCACGACCCGAGCCAACGCCATCGCCGTCGATACCGGCACGCTGACCACCGCCAGGGGCACGCTCGTGGCCAGCGGCAGCGCGCCGCTGGATCTCAAGGTTCGTGGCGCGATGGAGAACCGCGGCGGCACCGTCGCCGGCAACGGCCCCCTGGCGCTGCGTGCCAAGTCGCTCGACAATACCGGCGGCACGCTGTCGGCCGCCGGCACGGACGCCAGCCGCATCACCGTGGCAGACCGTCTGGACAACACCGACGGAAACCTGCTCGCGGCGGGTGACACGACCTTACAGGCCGGCGCGTTGGCGAACCAGGGCGGCGCCGTGGTGGCGTCCGGGGATTCCGCTCTGGCCGTCAAGGTCGCCGGCACGCTGGACAACAGCGCGGGCGGCACCCTGGCCGCAGGCGGCGACCTGGCCCTCCAGACCGGCGCCCTGGATAACCGTAAAGGCACCATCCAGCATACCGGCAGCAGCGCGCTAACCCTGACCACGGGCGACCTGGCCGGCGCGGGCGGCACCCTCGTCAGCAAGGGCGCGCTCGACCTGAAGGCCGGCCGTGCCGACCTCAGCGGCGGCGCTACCCAGGCCGACACGATTTCCATTGCCGCCGACAGCCTCAGCACGGCGGGCGGCAGCCTCGTCGCGCTGGGTCGCGACCTTCTTGATGTCGCGCTTGCCGGAGCGCTGGACAACCGCGGCGGAACCATCGCCGGCAACGGCGCGGTCAAGCTCGCCAGCCAGTCGCTGGACAACCGGGACGGCAAGATTTCCGCCGCCGGCAGCGGCACGAGCCAGATCCTGCTCGCACAGCGACTGGACAACACGGGCGGCAGCATTGCCACGGCCGGCAACACCAGGGTGAAGGCCGGCGACCTCATAAACCGGGGAGGCTCGCTCGTCGCGGCCGGACACGCCGCCCTGATCGTGGAGGCGGACGGCCTGCTGGACAACAGCGCCAGGGGCACACTCGCCAGTGGCGGCGGCCTGACGGTTTCCGCCGAGACGCTGGACAACCGGAACGGAAGCATTCAACACGCCGGAGCGGGGGCGCTACTCTTGACCGCCAACACCCTCCACGGCGCGGGCGGCAGCATCGCCAGCAATGGCGCGCTCGGCATCAGCGCTAACACCACCGATCTCAGCGGCACCACCACCCAGGCCAGGCACATCGTTATCGCCACCGGCACGCTCAAAAACGTCGCCGGCACGATAGCGGCCACCGGTGCCGACCGGTTGGTCGTGCGCGCCCGTGACCGCATCGATAACACCGCCGGCACCCTCGCCAGCAACGGTGCGCTGGATCTGCAAACGGGCGCGTTCACCAATCAGGCGGGCAGGCTCCAGGCGGCGGGCAGCGCGCCGAGCCGTGTGGCGGTCACCCAGGACTTCGACAACACCGGTGGCACCCTGGTCGCAGCCGGGGACACCACCGTCACCGCAGACAGCCTGAACAACCGGGGCGGCGCCGTGGTGGCCGCCGAACAGGCGGCGCTGACAGTAGACATCGCCAACCACCTGAACAACCGCGCCGGGGGCACACTCGCCGCCGGCGGCGACATGAGCGTGGGCGCGGCGGTGCTCGACAACCGCGCCGGTGCCATCCAGCACGCCGGCACGGGCAGCGCCACCGTGTTCGCCGGCGACCTGCAAGGCGCGGGCGGCAGCATCGCCAGCAATGGCGCGCTCGGCATCAGCGCTAACACCACCGATCTCAGCGGCACCACCACCCAGGCCAGGCACATCGCTATCGCTACCGGCACGCTCAAAAACGTCGCCGGCACGATAGCGGCCACCGGTGCCGACCGGTTGGTCGTGCGCGCCCGTGACCGCATCGATAACACCGCCGGCACCCTCGCCAGCAACGGTGCGCTGGATCTGCAAACGGGCGCGTTCGCCAATCAGGCGGGCAGGCTCCAGGCGGCGGGCAGTGGCGGCAGCCGCATCGCCGTCGCCGGACAATTCGACAACCGACGCGGCCGCGTCATCGCCGCGGGCGACACCACCGTCACCGCAGACAGCCTGAACAACCGGGGCGGCGCCGTGGTGGCCGCCGAACAGGCGGCGCTGACAGTAGACGTCGCCAACCACCTGAACAACCGCGCCGGGGGCACACTCGCCGCCGGCGGCGACATGAGCGTGGGCGCGGCGGTGCTCGACAACCGCGCCGGTGCCATCCAGCACGCCGGCACGGGCAGCGCCACCGTGTTCGCCGGCGACCTGCAAGGCGCGGGCGGCAGCATCGCCAGCAATGGCGCGCTCGGCATCAGCGCTAACACCACCGATCTCAGCGGCGGAAACACCTTCGGCGAGCGCATCCGCATCGACACCGGTCGGCTGCTCAATGCCGGAGGCACGCTTATTGCCACCGGCGCCGACCTGCTGGTGGTCAGCGCTTCCGACGGCGTGGACAACCGCGGCGGCACCCTCGCCGGCAACGGCGCGCTGGATCTCCAGAGCGGTTCGCTGGCCAATCGCAACGGCACAGTGCAAGCGGCAGGTGATGCCGCCTCATACATCGATGTGACGCGCACCCTGGACAACACCGATGGCACCCTGCTCGCGGCTGGCGCCACCACTATCAAGGCGGGCGAACTGGTCAACCAGGGCGGCAAGGTGCAAACCTCCAGCACCGCCGGTCTCACCGTCGATGTCGCCGGCAACCTCGACAACCGGGGCCATGGTCTCGTCGCCAGCGCCGGCAAGGCCGCGGTGACCGCCGCCGCCCTGGATAACCGCGGCGGCGCCGTCAGCGCCGCAGGCTCGTTGGGCACAACAGTGCAGCAGACGCTGGACAACCGCGGCGGCAAGCTGGTCGCAGCCCAAGACCTCACTGTGACGGCGGGCACGCTGGATAACCGTGACGCCGGCCTGGTCGTCTCCAGCGCCGGCACGCTGGCCGTGGACACACGCGACCGCACCGAGAACGCGGGCGGCACCCTGCAAGGCGGCGACGTCCGTCTGGTCAATACCGGACTCGGCAATGCCGGCGGCACGGTGCTCGGTGCCAATGTCGACGTCGATACCCGTCTGGCTTCGCTCGACAATGCCGGCGGCACCCTCGCCGGCACCACCGGCACCCTCAGTGTGGACAGCGGCGCGCTGAACAACGCAGGGGGTCTATTGCAATCGGCGCGAAGGCTGCGTGTGGACACCCACGGCCAGGCGCTGGTCAGCACCGACGCCGGCACCACCGGCGGCATCCTCAGCGGCGACACGCTGGCGCTCAGCAGCGGCAGCCTGAACAATCGCGGCGGCGTCGTGTACAGCCAGGGCGACCTGGTCGCCCGTACCGGCGACATCGACAACAGCGCCGGCCAGCTCGGCAGCAACGCCAATGTCGATATCGCGGCCACCACGCTCAGCAACGGTGGCGGCCGAGTCCAGGCCGGCCAGAGCCTGAGCGCCGCCCTGTCCGGCGTGGCGGACAACCATGGCGGGCTGCTGGTCGCGGGCGACGACCTGAACGTCAACGCCGCGCAGATTCTCAACCGCGACACGCAAAGCGCTGACGCCAGCAAGCCCCTGGGCTTGCAGGGCGATCGCCTGGTGCTGTCGGCCGATCGCGTCGACAACAGCGCCGGCACCCTCGCCGCCGACAACCACATCGGCATCCGCGGCGCGGGCGCCGGCAGCGTCCTGGACAATACGCGCGGCACCGTCACCTCGGGCGGCAGCATTGCGGTGACAGTCAACCGGGTGCTCAACCAGCTCGGCACGCTGCTGGCCGGCAAGTCGCTCAGCGTGACCGCCGACAGCCTGCGTGGCGACGGCAGCCTGCTGTCCAGGGGCGACCTGAGCCTCATCCTCCAGCAGGACTTCACCAGCCTCAGGGCAATCACCGTCAACGGCCGCGCGCTCATCAGCACCGCCGGCCTGCTGGCCAACCACAGCCTGCTCCAGGCCGGCGACCTCGAAGTGCGCGCCGCCAACGTCAACAACACCGCCACCGGTGAAATGCGCGGTGGCCGTACCACCGTCGTTGCACGCGACACCCTGACCCAGCGTGGCCTCATCGACGGCAGCCAGACCCACATCGAGGCCGGCATGCTCGATAACGTCGGCACTGGCCGCATCTACGGCGACCACCTGGCCATCAAGGGCGGCGCGGTCAATAACCGCGAGGAGGGCGACCGCGCCGCCGTCATCGCCGCGCGTCAGCGGCTGGACATCGGCGCCAGCGTCATCAACAACCGCGAGCAAGCGTTGATTTTCAGCGCGGGCGGCGGCAGCGATGCCCTGAACATCGGCGGCACGCTCGACGCGAACGACCAGGCAACCGGACGCGCCAGCCTCATGCTCAACGACAGCGCCACTATCGAGTCACTGGGCGGCCTGACCCTTGACACCCGTCGCCTGCTCAATCGCAACCTGCACTTCAGCACGCTACTGGCGCAGGTCGGAGGCCCCACGACGTACCTCTACATCCAGCCGCAGGGTGACCCCAACAGGCACAACGCTGACGAATACCGCTGGGAGAACTGGAGTCGCGCTGGACGCTATATCCACAAGGAAACGGGCGCGGAAGTCCGCGCCTGGACGCAGTTCGAGGTCACCCAGACCGAGTTCGCAACGCAGATCACCGAAAGCGCGCCGTCCATGATCCGCGCTGGCAGCAATATGACCTTGCGCGGCGACGAACTTGTCAACGACAAGAGCCAGATTATCGCTGGCGGCATCCTGCAAGGCGATTTGGACCGGCTGAACAACGTTGCCGCCTTCGGCGAACACATCACCCGGCAGAGTGGCACCAGCCAGTACACCTACAACAAGTGGCGTGGCGGCTTCAGACGCTATCACCAGCGCAACTGGGACGCCAAGATAGCCTACAACCCCGCCGACATTGTGGAGACGGTCGTCCTGGACGTCTCCAGGGTCGTGCAGAACGCGTCTGGCGGCGGCAGCGGCTATAACGTTGGTGACCGCCAGACCGCTCAGGTCGGTGGCACCGTGGGCGGCTCCGTGGGCGGTAGCGCCAGCGCGAACGGCGGTGCCGGCCAGAAACAAATCACCGAAGTCCAGGTTAAGGTGAACGGCGTGAGCGCCCCGGGCACCGCCACGGGCGGCCAGGTCAGCGGCGGCAACGGACCGGTGCTGATCAAGGAACAAGCCGTGGCCGGCAACAGCGCTCCGGGCAAAGCCCAGGCCGATGACATCAGGACGCTTGCAGGCCCCGGCGCCAGCCAGGGAACGGCGGTCGATACGCTGACCGGCCGCAACGGCCCCGACAGCCCGCAAGGCGGCTCGGTCGCCGGCGCGAGCGGCGACGCGCCGATGGTCATCCGCACCGTCCAGGTGGACACCGGGGTGCCCGCCAACAGCCTGTTCCGCACCGTCCCCACTGCCGGCGGCTATCTCATCGAAACCGACCCGCGTTTCACCGACTACCGCAACTGGCTCAGCTCCGACTACATGCTGGCCCGGCTCGGCTATGACCCGGCCAGCGTGCACAAGCGCCTGGGTGACGGCTTCTACGAACAGCAGCTGGTACGCGACCAGATAGGGCAACTGACCGGCCGCCGTTTCCTCGACGGCTACGCCGACGACGAAGCGCAATACCGCGCCCTGCTGGAAGCCGGCGCCACCTATGCGAAGGCGTGGAACCTGCGCCCCGGCGTGGCCCTCAGTGCCGCGCAGATGGCCCAACTCACCAGCGACATCGTCTGGCTGGTAGAGCGCGACGTGATGCTTGCTGACGGCACCATCACCCGCGCCCTGGTGCCCCAGGTTTATGTCCGGGTGAAGCCCGGCGACCTTGACGGTCACGGCACCTTGATTGCCGCCCGCGCCGTCGACCTCAACCTCAAGGGCGATTTGCGCAACGCCGGCACCATCGCCGGGCGCACCGCCGTGAAACTCACCGGCGAGAGCCTGCGCAACCTGGGCGGAGGCATCTCCGGGGAGGCGCTGGCGCTCTCGGCACGTAACGACATCGACAACATCGGCGGTGCCCTGGATGCCACCTCCACGCTCCTGCTCAAGGCCGGTCGCGACCTCAACGTCGCCAGCACGACCCGCAGCGCCGCCAGCCAGGCCGGGCGCAGCGATTTCAGCCGCACCAACCTCGACCGCGTGGCGGGGCTCTACGTCACCAGCCCCGGCGGCATTCTGCTGGCTTCGGCGGGGCGCGACGCCAGTCTGATGGCGGCCCGGGTCAGCAACGGCGGCCAGAGCGCCATCGTCGCCGGCCGTGACCTGAGCCTCGGCAGCGTCAAAATTGCCGAACAGGAGAACAACGTCCGCAATGCCGGCAACTACCTCAAGCAAGGTTATGTACAAGACGTCGGCACTGATATCGCCACGGCGGGCGATGTACGCCTGCAAGCCGGCCGCGACCTGACCGCCATCGCCGCCAACGTCACCAGCGAGCAAGGCGCACTGCTGGTCGTCGCCCGGGGCGACGTCGGCATCCTGGCCGGCGAAGCCAGCAGCCACTGGAGCGAAGGCCGCCAGCACAACTCCAGGAGCCTGCTGGGCTCCCGCCAAAAGAGCACCCGCGACAGCCTGGAAGAGACCACGGCGCTAGCTGGCACCGTCAGCGGCGACCGCGTGGCGGTGCGGGGGCGGAACGTCACCGTCACCGGCAGCAACCTGGTCTCCGACGCCGGCACCGTCACCGTCGCCCAAAACGACCTGACTATCCAGGCGGCGACGGAGAGCTCCAGCGAGCGCCACGTCAGGGAAACCAGGCGGAGCGGCGTTTTCAGTGGAGGAGGAATTGGGTTCACCGTCGGGAAGCAAATGCAGAGCGACGACCGCCAGGAGCTCAGCAGCCGCGCCGCTGCCTCGACCGTCGGCTCCACGGCGGGCGAGACGGTACTGGTCGCCGGCAACCACTACTCGCAGAGCGGCAGCCATGTCCTGGCACCCGGGGGCGACATCGGCATCCACGCCAGAAAGGTCGATATCGTCGAAGCTCGGGAAACCGGCAAGCGCACCCAGGAAAGCCAGTTCCGCCAGTCCGGCCTGACGGTGGCCCTGACCTCGCCGGTGATTGCGGCGCTCCAGAGCGGCCGGCAGATGAAGCGTGCCGCCGACAATACCCCGGACATGCGCATGAAGGCGCTGGCCGCCGCCACCACCGGGCTTGCCGCGCTCAACGCCTACGAGGCGGTCAGCGCGGACCCGAAGCGCGCCGGCGGCCTCAATGTCGCCATCACGGTCGGCTCCAGCAAGAGCGACAGCAAGTCCACCACCACCTACGACACGGCGGCTGGCTCCACCGTGGCCGCCGGCGGCAACCTGCGCCTCAGCGCCACCGGTGCCGGGGAGGGGGCCGACCTGACTGTGCGCGGCAGCACCCTCAGCGCCGGCGGCAACGCCCGGCTGAGGGCGGACGGCGACATCAACCTGCTCGCGGCGCAAAACATCGTCGCGACCCACCGCAGCAGCAGCAGTTCCAGCGCGGGCGTGGGGGGCGCCATTTCCGTCGGCCAGGGCGGGGTCGCCATGGGTGTCAGCGCCAATGCCAGCCGCGGCAAGGGCAAGGGTAACGGCAAGGAGGTCACCTGGAGCAACACCCAGGTCAGCGCCGGTGAGCGCCTGGCCCTAGTGTCCGGCGACGACACCCACCTGCGCGGCGCGCTCGCCAGCGGCAGGCAGGTGGTGGCGGATGTCGGCGGTAACCTCAACATCGAGAGCCAGCAGGACACCAGCGCGTTCAAGAGCAAGGACAGCCATGTCGGCGGCAGCGTCGCCGTCGGCGCGGGCTTCTCGGCCAGCGCCAACGTCGGCAAGCAGAAAATCGACAGCGACTACGCCAGCGTCACCGGGCAGTCACGCATCGAGGCCGGCGATGGCGGCTTCCAGATAAAGGTCAAGGGCAACACCGACCTCAAGGGCGCCGCCATCGCCTCCTCCGGGCAGGCCGTGAAGGAGGGGCTCAACAGGTTGACCAGCGGTACGCTGACCGTCAGCGACATCGAGAACCGCGCCGAGTACAAGGCCGGCAGCGTCGGCATCGGTGGCGGCTACAGCGTCGGCAACGGCGCCAGTGTCGGCACCAACCAGCAGGGTCAGGCCGCCACCGGCGACCAGGTGCCTGGCACCACCTTGCCGACCTACGGCAACTTCAGCGCCAGCCCGCCGATTGCCATGGCCGCCAGCGGCAACAGCCGCAGCACCACCCGCAGCGGCGTCAGTGGGGGCGTCATCGAAATCCGCGACCCCACCGCTCAACAAGCCTTGACGGGTAAGCGCGTGGACGAAACCGTTGCCAGCCTCAACCGCGACGTGTCCACCGGCCGGGCGGGCGCCAACGCGCTCAAGCCCATCTTCAATGAGCAGGAAATCAAGGCGGGCTTCGAGATTGTCGGTGCCCTACAGCGGGAAACGGGCACTTTCCTCAACAACCGTGCCAGGGAGGCCACGGCCGCCAGGCTGGCGCTGGAACAGGAACTCGCCAGGCCCGAAGGTGAACGCGACCCGGCGCGTCTTGCCGCACTTCAGCAACAGGTTACCGACAGTGCGGTATGGGCTCCGGGCGGTACTGGCCGCCAGGTGCTGACGGCCCTGGCTGCCGCGGCGGGCGGTAACGTTATCGGCAGCACCTCGCAGTTCGCTCAGAACATGCTCATCAACTACGTGCAGCAACAGGGTGCCAGCTACATCGGCAAGCTGGTCAAGGAGGGGAGTCTCATCGAAGGTAGCCCGCTGCATGCGACACTGCATGCCATTGTGGCCTGCGCGGGTTCGGCAGCCAGCAAGCAAGATTGCGGCAGTGGGGCCCTGGGGGCAGCGGCCAGCAGCCTGCTGACCAACCTGTTCAACGATACTCCCGACGACGCAACGCCAGAGCAGAAAGAGGCCAAGCGTAATCTTTTGACGAGCCTGGTTTCGGGTATCGCCTTGGCGGGCGGGCAGGAGGTGGCCACGGCCGTCAATAGCGCGCTGTCGGCGGTGGAGAATAATTTCCTTGGCGACGGATTTAGGCTGCCGAAAGGACTGACGGATTATGGTGCTGCGACGCAATCCTGGAATCAGTATGCTGATGCCAATAATCTCACTCCGGAACAGAAGCAGGCGGGGCTAGATAAGCTGGCAAAAGGTGAGTTACCTGAAGGATTTAATATAAGTAAAGTGATAGTTGATGGTTATAAAGATGGCGTATTGATTACAGGTGCCTGGTATTTGGGGCCGGCAGCATCAGTCGGTAAGGTGATTGGTGGTGGAGTTATTGCTGAAATAGCCAACGGAAGCTACCAGTGGTTTGATCTGAGTCAGCCTGGTAATGAAAACAAAAGCTGGGACTGGAAAAGTAGTGCTAGTTCAGGCATTGCAGGTATGCTTGCCCCGGGAAGAACAGTCTGGCAGAACGTTGGAATAGCGGCAGGTAGTGCATTCTTTACTGATGGTCTTGATACCGGATCTATTGGAGGAGCGGCTACTGGAGCATGGGCAGGTGGAATATTCAGGGGGTATGCACCAGGCATTGTAAATTCACTAACTGGTAAAGAAGTGCCTGGATTTGTTTATGATATTGGTGGCGCGTATATTTCAGAACAAGTGAATGATATTGGTAAGGAGATGTCTAAAAAGAAAGAAGGAGAAGGCAGATGAAAATCACCTATATATATATATTGATGTTCTTGTATTATTCGTCTGTTCTTTTTATATTTGGTTTAATTATCTCTATTGTTATTAGTTTTGCTTATTTGCATGTGTTCTACTTATCTTTTGAAAGTATTTTTAGTGCGTTTGTCAAAAGTATAATTGCTGGGTCTGCAATCACTTTAGCTGCTATAGTATTTAATTTGATAGATAAATTTAACGCCCGTAAGAAAACGCCATCAGATCCTAAGTAAGATTTGCAACAATCTCAATTCATACCGTTGGGATTGTTGCTGAGAATAATCCGCTCAGCTTGCCATAAGGAATGATGAGTTATGGTCAACTGGTTGCTTCCTGGAATCAGTGTGCTGATGCCAAGAATCTCACTCCGGAACAGAAGCAGGCGGGGCTGGATAAGCTGGCAAAAGGTGAGTTACCTGAAAGAGTTAATATAAGCAAAGTGATAGTTGATGGCTATAAGGATGGTGTGATGATCGCCGGAGCCTGGTATCTGGAACCAACTGTGTCAGTGAGTAAAGCCGTTGTCGGTGGGGTTACTTCTGCTGCTATGAACGGTGGTTTTCAGTGGTATCTGCTGGCTTCGGCGGGGCGCGACGCCAGTCTGATGGCGGCCCGGGTCAGCAACGGCGGCCAGAGCGCCATCGTCGCCGGCCGTGACCTGAGCCTCGGCAGCGTCAAAATTGCCGAACAGGAGAACAACGTCCGCAATGCCGGCAATTACCTCAAGCAAGGTTATGTACAAGACGTCGGCACTGATATCGCCACGGCGGGCGATGTACGCCTGCAAGCCGGCCGCGACCTGACCGCCATCGCCGCCAACGTCACCAGCGAGCAAGGCGCACTGCTGGTCGTCGCCCGGGGCGACGTCGGCATCCTGGCCGGCGAAGCCAGCAGCCACTGGAGCGAAGGCCGCCAGCACAACTCCAGGAGCCTGCTGGGCTCCCGCCAAAAGAGCACCCGCGACAGCCTGGAAGAGACCACGGCGCTAGCTGGCACCGTCAGCGGCGACCGCGTGGCGGTGTGGGGGCGGAACGTCACCGTCACCGGCAGCAACCTGGTCTCCGACGCCGGCACCGTCACCGTCGCCCAAAACGACCTGACTATCCAGGCGGCGACGGAGAGCTCCAGCGAGCGCCACGTCAGGGAAACCAGGCGGAGCGGCGTTTTCAGTGGCGGAGGAATTGGGTTCACCGTCGGGAAGCAAATGCAGAGCGACGACCAGAAATCCGTTCGTACCACGGCCGCGGCAAGTACCGTCGGAAGTGTGGGTGGAAACGTCAGCCTCTCAGCCGGCAATCAGTATCGGCAAATCGGCAGCGATGTTCTCGCCCCGGAAGGCGATATCTCGGTGACTGCCAAGAATATTGAAATCTCTGAAGCCAGACAGACGGGCCGCTTCGAGCAAGAATCCAAGTTCAAGCAAAGTGGATTGTCGATCAGCATATCGTCACCAGTCATCAGCGCGGTGGAAGCTACTTAGAAATAAAGGCGAAGGTGGAGCCATGAGGAGACTGCTTGCATCATTGACCCTTCTGTTATTTGTGACAATGGGGGGATGTTCGGAAAAAATGTTCCAGCCCCCACCTCCTGAATTTAAGAACTGGTCAAGGCCAGGTGCAGATGCCCTACAGATAAAAAAGAAGCTCTTAGAGTGCGGGCTCAGCTCTCCTGCTTGGCTAAGCAATTCCAGAACCTACGATGAGATGGCGTCTGCCTATTTTTGTATGAGGCAAGCAGGCTATCAATATTTAAATGACCCTTTGGACTGGTGTAAAAACCATCGTGATAAAAATCTAGCAGTGTGTGCACCAGGGGCGACCATACCCGCCCCCAGCATCAGCCGAAGATTGAACAGTCCATATTGCAGGAGAGCGACGGATTATGAGTACTGCAAGCAGAATGCGCGCTATCCTGATGCCTGCGACGACATCGACTATGAAAACCCTGTACCAGAGTGCCTGCCATAAGGTGCAACACCTCGAGAATCAAAGGAGAAAGTATGCGGATCTTCCATTCGAAATCCGCGACCCCACCGCTCAACAAGCCTTGACGGGTAAGCGCGTGGACGAAACCGTTGCCAGCCTCAACCGCGACGTGTTCACCGGCCGGGCGGGCGCCAACGCGCTCAAGCCCATCTTCAATGAGCAGGAAATCAAGGCGGGCTTCGAGATTGTCGGTGCCCTACAGCGGGAAACGGGCACTTTCCTCAACAACCGTGCCAGGGAGGCCACGGCCGCCAGGCTGGCGCTGGAACAGGAACTCGCCAGGCCCGAAGGTGAACGCGACCCGGCGCGTCTTGCCGCACTTCAGCAACAGGTTACCGACAGTGCGGTATGGGCTCCGGGCGGTACTGGCCGCCAGGTGCTGACGGCCCTGGCTGCCGCGGCGGGCGGTAACGTTATCGGCAGCACCTCGCAGTTCGCTCAGAACATGCTCATCAACTACGTGCAGCAACAGGGTGCCAGCTACATCGGCAAGCTGGTCAAGGAGGGGAGTCTCATCGAAGGTAGCCCGCTGCATGCGACACTGCATGCCATTGTGGCCTGCGCGGGTTCGGCAGCCAGCAAGCAAGATTGTGGCAGTGGGGCCCTGGGGGCAGCGGCCAGCAGCCTGCTGACCAACCTGTTCAACGATACCCCCGACGACGCAACGCCAGAGCAGAAAGAGGCCAAGCGTAATCTTTTGACGAGCCTGGTTTCGGGTATCGCCTTGGCGGGCGGGCAGGAGGTGGCCACGGCCGTCAATAGCGCGCTGTCGGCGGTGGAGAATAATTTCCTTGGAGCAACATCATCCGATAAGCTGGATAAAGCCGTTGAAAAAATAATGAATGGCGATAAGTCATTAGCCACGGCGAATGAGCTTATTAAGCTGGAAAACGCCGACAAGCGCAGTGATGCACTGGTTTCTAAGTTTATTAAAGATCCTGCGCAACTGACCCGCAGTGAACGGGCTGAACTGGCGGGGTATTTGCGTATTTATGCGTCTGAAATGGAGAAGGAGTACGGCCCGGCAGTTTCTCAGGAATTAGTGAACGGTCTGCTCTCGGGACAGGATTACATGAAACGTAACCCAGACTCTGAGGCCATGGCTAAAGCTCAGAGTATTATGAATACCTGGGGCTACCATAAATCAAATGCCAGCATAGGCGATGCACCGCTGATGTTTGGGAGCAGCGTGCTGGGCACTACCATAAAAGAAGGTATGGCGCTTAATGCGGCAATCGGTGTGGTCGTAAATACGGGCGTACAATTTGGCGGGGATGATCCTTTCAGTTACGTTGATGCCATTATGGCTGGAGTAACAGCGGCAGCCACAACAGGTAAAGGCTGGCAGGCATCAGCAGCTATCAATATGGGAGGTGCTGCGATTAGTAGTGCGATTAAAGGGGAGGATCTAACTAATGCTGCAATTGGTGCTGGTGTAGGCTCTGTTTCTGGTGGTATTGGTGGAACAGTTATAAAAGGAGCGGTGTCGACAGTTGCTAAAGATAGTTTGTCTGATTTAATTGGCGCAACTAGTGGAGCCTATCTAAATGAAAAGGCAGGAGATTTTGTAAAGGATACACTTAATGAAAAAGATAAGAAAAATGTTAGAAAATAGTTTTTATCGGCTTCTGTATCTTATAGTTTCTTGTATAATTTTATTTTTATTTCTTGATATTATTGCGATGCTTGTTGCATCATTAATAGTTTTCTTTAAAACTGGTGCTTTTATATTTAGGTGGGAGGGTGTTTTTGCATCATTTCTCAGTTCTGGATATGTAGGAGGGATTATTTTAGGTGTGGGGTTATGGGTAAAAATTTGGTTGCAAGAGAGAAGAAATAAGTGAGACTTTTATAAAGTTAGCTGGGATTGTTGTTGAGAATAATGCGCTCAGCTTGCCATAAGGAATGATGAGTTATGGTCAACTGGTTGCTTCCTGGAATCAGTATGCTGATGCCAAGAATCTCACTCCGGAACAGAAGCTCCGCACTGTAAGGCGCTGTTCGTGGCGCTGGATGGTGTGGAGGGAGTGGGGCCAAACGGCATCACCAGTACGGTCAGCCACTGGATGAAAGCCTCCGGGGTGGTTGCACACGGGAGTTGCCACCTGTTCCGCCATGCGATGGCGACCCAGATGCTGGAGAACGGAGCCGACCTGCGGTGGATACAGGCGATGCTGGGGCACCGTAGCATGGAGAGCACGCAGATATATACTCAGGTGTCGGTGCGGGCGTTGCAGGCGGTTCATGCCACGACCCACCCGGCAGAGCGTGAAGTACACATCCGGGATGACAATACAGAGGATGAGCATCATAATGACAACACAAATGACACCACGTGA